CCGCCGCGCCCCCGCTAGTGAGCGGCATGAACGGCCATTCGTTCGCCTGTATGAAGCCCACTACCTGATCGACGAGCGAGGCGAAATAATCGTCATGCCGGCTATCGCCTCTAAGTTGAAAATCCCAAACGTGGGCGAATTCGTGAGCGACCATAAGCCACGTTCGCCCGTGGGCTAGCTTGATACCGTCGCGCCCGCCAAAGCTCCACTTAGCGGCGCGCGTGAAAGTCACCGGTACGTAAGATCCACGCGCGAGAAATCGTGCCGTGAGATTCGTAATCGCCATGAGGGCCTGAGAATCAGTGCAGCCGATCGACTCAAGCCAGCGGTGGCGCTCGTTTTCCTTTTCGTAATACTTAAGCCATCGGGCCATTAGGACGCCCGCCGCGATCCGCCCATGTGGCCGAAACTCTTTTTGCCCTCGAAGGCATGGGCGCCCTCATCATCGATGGCATGGGAAAGGAACCGGTAGGCGATTTTTCGCACTTGCTCACGGCTAATCGAAAACTTCGTGCCTATCTCGTCGAGTGTGAAGCCCTCTACGCGCATCGATACGATTTCGCGCGTGCGCTCGTCGGCTTGCCCGAGGCGCTTTTTGAAATCTACATCTTGCGGCGCCTCGGTAATGAACGTGGGCATTTCGCCGCTGGTATCTGGCATGTTTTCGCCATATGCCACCGCCGAGCCGCACCGGTTGACGTGTTTACGCATCATGGCGAACGCCCAAAGGTTCGCGTAGGTGACGATCGAGCCCCGCGCGGGCTTGTAGAGTTGAATGGCCCGAAGAATGCCCAGTGCGGCCTCTTGCGCCAATTCGTCTTTGATATGCTCGGCGAGTGTCAGCCGGCGCGAAAAGGCGTTCGCCCAATACTTGCTAAGGCGCGAGATATCGAGGGGGGTAAGCGATTCTTTACGGGGCAATTTGGCGACGGCTTCGGGGCTCAGGCGGCGGGCATGCACGGTGGGGTTTACCTCGCGGTTACGGGTTTTACTTTTTCGATAATAGCGGGGGTGCCCGTTCAGTGCAACTTCGCCCCGCGCGCCCGAGCGAATTAGCGCGCCGTGGCGAAAAAGCGCGCACCCGCGCGTACAAAACGCCTACACCTAGCGCCAAGTGTAGGCGTTACGTATCAATCGAGCCGGATTATTTCGACGGTTTTACCGAGGGCCAGCGTTTGTGAAAGATCGGCATCGGTAATCAGAAAGCGCACACCGTCGATCGTTACCTCGATAGGTGCGCCCTCTTTCGGCCGCTCGATCTTGAAGGTGACGGCATTGGGGGCTTTGCCGCTAAATAGCCTCATGCCACACCTTGGGCCTTTAGGGCATGCCGAGCTTGAAGCGCCATGGCTCGAAAGACCCTAAGATCGATCTCGTCATAGCCCTGGCCCTCTAGTTCTAAGATAGCATCTTCAAGGGCTTCAACGGTACTCATAAGCGCTTCGCGTAAATCAAAAACCGGCAAAAGCTCTTCTTCGGCCATACGATCACAATCAACAATGGTGCCTGTAGGATAGCCTCTCATTTGACACCCCTTGCTCGAATACTGGCCAACTGTTCTTGCGCTTTTTTCTGTTGAGCCTCTAAAACCTCAAACTCATAATCGGCCAAAGCGTTACCGGCTTCGGTTAGCTCCCAAAGCTTTGTAGGGCGCCCCTCTGAGGGCATTACCCTTTCGCTAATAACGAGCCCTTCAAGCGCCATGTCGCCGATAACATTTACGGTATGCTGATATGATCTAGCTGTAGCAAATGCCAGTTCGCGCAAAGTCATAAGCCCGCCCTCGGCTTTCCTTAACGCAAACAAAATGGCTGAAACCGCTTTACGCGAAACGCGGGTGGGCGCGGGCTTTGGTTGTGGCTTGCCCAAACACTCTAAAATGAACGCCTCGATACGCTTGGCCGGGCTCGGGTAGCCTTCGGCTTGGCTTCGCTCGGCGAACGCCTGATAAATTTCTCGCTCAACCTGAAAGAAGTAATTTTCTCGCATAGTGCCTGAAAATAACGGCAAGCCGGTAAAACGCCCACTATGCCGCGATGCGTAAAAAATATGACCATATATGCCTATACATGCCCATATGACCATTGCTCTATAGCCTACATATGACCACATCAGTAGATCTTCGATCTAACTTTTCTTTAGAGTCTGATTTATAAAATTAATAGTTTAAAGATAGGTAGAGATATAGGATCTTTAAACTATTATTTCTATAGAATTGGATAGGTGGGGGGTCGAGATCGACGATCTAGCGTGATCGAGTAATTACGGGCTTTTAGCGCTCACACGAATGATTTCGAGGGGTTACCTTTTTCGCTCGGCTCGGCTATTCTGAGCCCATGGCGATCATCAGAACAGGCAAAAAGCTTTCCAAAAAAGATATGAGGCGAGCCGCGGCCGAGATCTTCGGCGAAGACTCGCGCGGCCTTTTGCAAATCTTAAAAGAAATCGCGAGCGGCGAGGCCGAGATCATCGAACCCGGCAAGTATGGCGAGGCCGTGAGCGTGCGCCCTTCGTTCAGCGAACGTCTTACCGCTATTCAGACCGTATTGTCTTACCAGCACGGCAAGCCTCATCAATCAACCACAGTCGAAACCGTGGAACGGCCCACGAAATGGAACCCCGACCTTTTGAGCGTTGAGGAAATAAACCAGATAGAAAGCCTCGTGAAGAAAGCTACGCCATTACCGCCAAACACCATTGAGGGAGAATATGCGGAAACCAACGAAGAAGAAGAAGAGTAAGGCCGTGTCAGCCCGTAGCGCTAAATGGTGGTCACGAGAAGATATCGAGGTTGAGATCGAAGCGTTTCGCGCTCGCATCATAGAGGCCGTGTGGCCGATTGTGTGTGACGAGTGGCGCGGCTCGCGCGTGCTCGAAGCTATCCGAAAGGTTCAACCATGATCGCCGTGATTATCGGTATTGTGGCCGTGCCCATTGCGTGCCTTAGTTTGCTGGGCTGCATGGTTATCGTAAAGGTATTGCGCTTCGCGCTCGAAGCGAGACTTAAGGGCAAAAATGCCAATCGCTAAGCTCGAATTTAATTTGCCCGACGAGCGCCACGAATTCGATCAGGCTTGTCGGGCGGGTGATTACGTTGCGACCTTAAGCGACGTTCTTAACCATATTCGCCAGCGGCTCAAATATGAGAAGACCACGAAAGGCCAAGCCGATGATCTCGAAGCGATTAGGCGCATTATTTATGATAGTTTGCCCGGCGCTGATTTGCTGTGAGGGCAACGTTTACCAGACATGCCCTAACCGCACCTTCGGCACGGTAAGCACCGAAATAAAAATGCCGTGCGACGAGATCGAGGCTTCGACCGATTGGGCCGAAGCATTGCTTACGCCCGTGTGGCCTGATTTCCCCACGCACGCGAAGAGCATCAATCTCGTGTGGCGCGCCGTTGGTTGGTGGCACGATGATTTTCTAAATCGCGATCTAGGCGGGTTGACTACCCTTGACGCGGTTTACGTGGGTAGCGATGGCGCTTCGCTCGCGCATGAGCTTATGCACGTCAAGAACCCCACGCCTGAGAATTGGGATCATTACGGTTGGGGCGTGGGTGGCGAAAATGCCGTTAACCACATGTACCGAATAGCTATCGGGGTTGACAAATTCGGCGATGGCTTGGCGTGCGATCCTCACGAGACAATGCCCGAGGCGTGGGGCGTGGCGTATTACGAGGCGGGCTTTCAATACCTCGCTCGCGACGCCATGGCGTGCCCGTGATACTCTTAGCGCATGGGGTTTGATTTACGCGAGGGCATGGCTAAAGCCGAAGGCGAGGCCGCGGTTTGCCGTCGCCTGTTTAAGCGCTTTATCGTGCGCGCATGGCCTGAGATTGATCCGGCGCCGCTCGTGCCTAACTGGCACATTGACGCCATAGCCGATCACCTTCAGGCGGTAGCCGATGGCGAAATCAAAAACCTAATAATTAATATCCCACCCGGCCACGCTAAGAGCATGCTGGTTAGCGTGCTCTTTCCCGCGTGGGTATGGTCGCGCAAGCCCTCGTGGCAATTTCTCGCCGCGGCTTACGAGCAAGGGCTAGTTACTCGCGATGCCGTCAAAGCGCGCGACCTAATGCGTAGCGAGTGGTATACGCGCTGGTTTAGGTCTGAGGCATCGCCGTTCGCCGGCAACCCGTGGGATTTTTCAGCCGACACGGATCAGAAAACCTACTACTCGAATACCGAGGGCGGGCACCGCGTTTCGCTAGGTGTGGGCGGCAAGGGCACCGGCTACCGCGGCGATTGCCTGATTATCGATGATCCGATCAGCGCCAAAGATGCCCATAGCAAGCTTGCGCGCGATGCCGTGATCCGTTGGAAAACGGAAACCATGGCTAACCGATTTAACGACCAAGAGCGCGCCGCCCAAATCTTAATTATGCAGCGCCTACACGAAGAAGACCTTTCGGGCTTCCTTTTGCGTGAAGGCGGGTGGGAGCATCTACGATTGCCCTCGCGATTCGAGGCAAAGAACCCATGCCGCACGCGAACGTGGCGAGGCGTCGATTTCTACACCGATCAGCGCAAGACCGAAGGTGAGCTTTTATTCCCTGAGAAATTCCCGGATCGAGTTCTAGAGGGGCTGCACAAAAGCGTGGGCTCGTATGGCTTCGCTGGCCAGTATCAGCAACGCCCCGCGCCCGCTGAAGGCGGCATGCTTAAGCGCGAATGGTTTTCGCGCCGTTGGACATTGCCGGGGGCTATCGCGCCCGAGGGCATACAGGCGCGCACGGTGCCCACCGATTTCGAGCTTTATTCAATATTCGTTGATGCCGCGTTCAAGAAGACTGACGATAGCGACAAGGTAGCTATCGGTGTGTTCGGTATTAAGGGGCCTGACGTTTACCTTTTGCGGTTGGCATGGGAGCGCATGACGTTTACCGAAACGGTAACGCGGCTCGTCGATTTGAAAGCCAAGTTTCCCATGGTGAACGGTATTTTCATCGAAGACAAAGCGAACGGCTCGGCGATTATCGACACGCTAAAAAACAAGGTGCCCGGCATCGTGCCTATCGAGCCTGACGGCGGCAAAGAAAGCCGCATCGCATCGGTAAGCCCATTTATCGAGGCCGGTAATTTCTGGCTACCACTTTCGGCTACGTGGCTTGACGATTTCATTACTGAGGCGTGCGCGTTTCCGAAGGCCCCACACGATGATGCGATCGACATGACCGCCTATGCCCTCTTGCGCTATTGCGGTCGTAACCAATTGGGTTTGCTAGAGGCGCTCGCGCGCGACTGAACCCTAGGTTAAGGTGGGGGCAATGGATATTCTAAGCCTTGAGCAAGCGGCTTACGTTTTGCCGGCCGTGAATCGCCAGCGGCTTGAAGTGCTCTTGCCACACTTCAATGCGGCATGCACTGAGGCCGAGATCAACACGTCGCAAAGGTGCGCGTGCTTTATCGCTCAACTTGCCCACGAAAGCGGCGAGTTTCGATATTTTGAAGAGCTTGGCAAAGACGCGGGCGCCCAATACGAGGGCCGCAAAGACCTAGGCAACCTGCAACCGGGTGACGGCAAGCGCTACAAGGGCCGCGGGCCGATTCAGCTCACGGGCCGGGCAAACTATCGAGCCGCGGGCGTGGCCTTGGGGCTCGATCTCGAAGCCAACCCGGCGATCGTCGCTACGCCCGCGGTGGGCTTTCGTGTGGCCGGGTGGTTTTGGAAATCTAAAGGGCTCAATGCCCTAGCCGATGCAAACCTTTTTTCAGTAATCACTAAGAAGATCAATGGTGGGTGGAACGGCGAGGCGCAACGCGAGGCTTATTACGCGCGCGCACGTAAGGCGTTCGGCTTACCGTAACGGGGTTAAAAATGGCAAAGAAGAAGCTTACACCCGAGCCTGAGCTTGACGCGCTCGCGAATGACGGGTGGGTGAACGTTCTTACCGGCCTTGGGCAACTGAACAAAGACAAGCGCGAAAGCGCGTTGCCCACGATTGATCTGATGAGCTATGAGGCTTTGGCGACGCTTTACCGCGCCAGCGATCTTGCGGCTCGCATTTGCGATTTGCCCGCCGAAGACATGATGCGTGAAGGCTTTGACGTTCGGATACCTGACAACGAAGAAGGCGCCGAAGAGATCGGCGCGTACCTTGACGGGTTGGGCGCCGAGGCCGCACTAGAGCAAGCACTTAAGTATCGGCGCGTTTACGGCGGCGCCGCGATTTTGATAGGCGCGAACGATGGCGTATCGGATCTGAGCTTGCCCCTTAATGAGGCCGGCATTAGGTCGATCGATTACCTGAACGTCTTCGATCCTTTTGAAGCGCGCATAACGGAATATCAGGAAAACCCGGCAAAGAAAGATTTCGGCCGGCCTACCATGTATCAGCTTAACCCCCATGTCATGGGCGCGGGGCTCGTGCCGCTTCAGAAAATCCACGCCTCACGCATTTTGCAGTTTCAGGGGCCCTTGGCGAATCGTCGCCAGCTTCGATCCGCGCCCAACGGCATTAATCAGGGTTGGGGCGATAGCGTGCTTGTGCGCGTCGCTAAGGAGATCCGCGATTACGATCAGGCGTGGGGCGGTGTGTCTCACCTAATGACAGATCTCGCCCAAGCGGTCTACATGATCGCCGGGCTCGCCAATGCCCTGTTGGCCGACAAAGATAAAACCATCAAGAAGCGCATGCAGATAATCAACATGAGTCGAAGCATGCTCGGCGCCGTGCTTCTCGATAAAGACGGCGAAAGCTTCGAGCGCAAAGGCACGCCCATGTCAGGGGTCGCCGAGGTTTTGCGCGAAAAGATGAACCGCCTTGCCGCCGCGGCCGGCATTCCTACTGTAGTGCTCTTCGGTATATCGCCGGGCGGTATGAACGCCACGGGCGAAAGCGATATGCAAGTTTGGTACGACAAGGTTAGAGCCGCTCAACGGCGCCACTTGAAGCCCCAAACCGAAGATCTGATCCGGTTGGTCATGCTCGCCAAAGACGGCCCTACCTCGGGCGTTGAGCCTGACAACTATTCGATCCAATTCAGGCCGTTGTGGCAAATGTCAGACACCGAAAAGGCCGAGGTTCGGAATAAGAACGCCCAAACAGATCAGCTTTATCTGAATATGGGCGTTGCGAGCACGAGCGATATCGCTGAAAGTCGTTTCGGTGGCGATGAATACGGTATGGATCTGTTGGTCGATATGACCGAGCTTGAGGCCCGCGAGGCCCAAAGCGAAGAGCTGAACACGGCTCAACACGAGGCGACGGTTAGCAACCTCGAAGAGCACGGCTCGCCGTTGCCGCCCGCTAAGCCACCCGAGCCGGGTAAAGCGCCGCCGTCGAAGGGGTAACCGCATGGCAATGACACGAGGGGCGTTCCATTCGGCTTTAGCTATTGCGCGGGCGCGCGGGCATAAGCCGCGCCGTTTGCCGCGTGCGGCCGAGCCCATAGCGCTTCAGCGGAAATATGCGAGGCGTCTTAAGGCTCGCATGCTCGAAGATGCTATGGGCCTCGTGCGTCGCTTGCTCGTGCCAAAGCTCGAAGAGATCGCGGCCACGCAAAGCAAAGTGGCCTACACCGATGCCGCTCACGATGAACTAGGCGAGATAATCGACGAGATCAGCCAACAGTTTTTTGAGAAATGGTCGCGCCGAAGGTTCGGCGATGTGGTGCGGCCAGTAGGCGAGGAAGTAGCGAGGTTCAACGCGGCGCAATTGAATAAACAGCTTAGCGCCGCCATCGCCGAGAACATTTCGGTTGATGTGGTGGGCGTAGAGTCATGGCTGGCGAGCGCAATCGAAGAATTCACGCGCGAGAATGTGGCATTGATTCGCACCATTCCCGAGCAATTCTTTTCTGACCTAGAAAAATCTATCGCGCGAGAAGTGGCTGACGGTGCTAGGTGGGAGCAACTGGCCGCGCTCGTCGAAGAGCGCTATAGCGTGAGCGAGTCGCGGGCCGAACTCATCGCGCGCGATCAGGTAGGCAAGTTCAACGGCGATTTGAGCCGGGTTCGCCAAGGCGAGCTTGGGATCAAAAAATTCGTATGGCGAACCATGGGTGACGAGCGCGTGCGCGAAGAGCATCAAGACCGCAACGGGCACGTTTACGAGTGGTCAGATCCGCCCGATGGCGAAACGCCCGGCGAACCTATTCAGTGTAGGTGTTTCGCGGAACCTGACGTTCAAAGCGCGCTAGGTGACTAGCCGATAAAGCACGCGGAAAACCCACGCGGCTAAACGGTAAAGCGTGCCCACTTGTGACCTTCGATCGTGAGCCCGTCTTCTCGAAGACTCATAACAGGCACTGTAGCGGCGTAGCACTGAGCCCCATTATCAATCCAAACCAATAATGTTTGATCGGCTCGCGAGGCTTCGATCTTGTAGGTGCATTTCGGATCGCCGCACCTAATCATTTCTTGCACCGTGCCACCCATGGTATAGCGATAATATTTCTCGGTTCTACTTTTACAATATGGGCAAGGCGGGTATACCCTAAACGTCATGGGCGGTGTGGGGTAAGGCTGGATCATGGCGCGGGTAGGAATGGGTATTCTTGCATGTGCTCGATCTTGGCTTTGAGCTGATAAGCCAAAATCTTCAGCGTGCGGTTTTCGCGCTCTAGCTTTTCGAGGGCCGCGCGAAGTTCTTCGGGCTTTTCTTTCACGGTATCAGCTCCACAGTTTGGGTTACCTGATTGCCGAAACACTCCCATCCGGCCGCTTGCTCGCGCGCGAAAAGCTCAATAGCGGGCAGATCTCCCATAAGCTCTATGATGCGTTCGCGCACGATATCGGGCTTTCGTGAGTGCCGGCCGATTGGAGCATCTAGGATTTCAGGCTCTAGAGAGTCAACTAGCTGGCTTACGCTCGCGCTTACGCGCTTCGGTTTCCCTCTAGTAAACAAAAAACAACCTTCGGTGTTTCCTCTTGTCCAACGACCAAGGCCGAAAAAAGGATCGCCGCTTTTTGCATAGCGCTTCACCCATTGAAAGGCGATCGACTTGTACTGAAAGCCCCACGCGGCGCCCACGTCTAGCATATCTTTGATCAGTGGGTAGGTGCCCCACATAAAAAGCACCGCATCTTTTGCGGCCAAACTTGATACCGGCAAGGCGCATAGATCTGGTAAAGGCATTGTTCGATATTGCTGTTCAGCCGCGCCGTTGCAGTTTCTATCAGAGTAGGCCCAAGGCGGATCAGCATAAATAATCGGAAATCCGCCGAGGGCCGCTACCTCTTGATTTGTCGCTTTGTGAATCCATGGCATAGCCATAGAGTAGCGGCCGGCTAAGGCTTTCGCATCCTAGGCGCAATCTTGGTTTGTGTGTCGAGTTTGTCTTTGAAAAACTCGACCGAGGCCACACCGGCCTTAGGGCAAAATACGGGCTCACCTTGAATTGCCTTTGCAATGCAGTAGAGGATTTTTTCAGACATTCTCAGGCGACCGGGTGACCCTTCATTTGCGAACGATAGGATTACATTACGGATGGCCAGCGCCGGATCGCCTTCAGTGCAGCCGACACCCGATATTGCGCGATCGGCTATCTCTTCTGTTACCTTTGGCGCTACGGTATATGCCAGTGCAAATGTGCCCCTGACATTAGAGGCCGCAAATTTATTTTTACGAAGGCCCGTAACACCCACGGCCCACTCAATACCGCGCCTAAACTGGTTTAGCGTCGCCATTGTATCGGATGGCGGAATTGCTGTGCGTCTAGTAAGTATTTTTGCAATTGCGGTAGCGGCCGGGCCCTTATGCTTGCCTTCAGACTCGCCCATAAGCTCAAGGTTTTCGCCTACCGAGCGAGGCTTACCGCCGCAATCGATAGTAAGCATCGCATCAGTTGGGCAATCACGCATAACTAGAAACCACACGCCTTTGACACCGGATTCGATAACAGCGGTCAAACGATGCTGGCCATTCAACAGAACATTATCAGAACTGATCATTATGGCGTTGCCATCGGCTTTCCAACAACCATCGGCCATTGCTTTTGCGTATTGTGTGGCCTTGTGCGCTGAGAGGCGCCGGTTTTTTGTGTTGAGTGTGAGCAGATCAGCGGCCATTTTGGGGGTTACAAACACACGCTCTACGGTTGGGCTCTTCATTTTTGTTACCTCGCGGTTTGGGTTCACGACTCTAACGAAGTTAACGGCGCATTCGTTTCTTTTCAATTTTTCGGTTTTACGGCTCAGTCGCCACGTAGCATTCGAGGTATCGATCGGCGGGATTCACGCGCACAAGGCACCTTCGATAACTTGCGTGGGGGTTTCGCTCGGCTCTACGAACTCCAAAACCGCGGGCGCTGAACGGCGCTTGAGAGTCACGAACGCGGCCTTAGTGAAGTCTGAAAGCCGATCTAGGCGCACGGCCTTAGCGTCTTCGCTGACTTTGGTAGTGCTCGCATGGTGCAGCACGCCCGCCCAAAAGGAGATCAACGCGGCGTCATTCTTTACCGAGCCCATGGCGTAAACGTTTACCTGATAGCGCGCGATGCGTTGAGCGATCTTCTCATCGAAGAAGGCCACGAGATCGAGCGCAACGCCTAGGGAGTTCTTACCGAAGATCATCTTTTCTTGCTCATGCGTCATTGCTGGTTACCTCGCGGGCGGTTGAGTAAATCCAAACTAGGGCCTCGCTTCGGGTATCGAACGATTCGATTAGCGAGGCGATTTCCACGGTACAGACATTAGCGAACTCTCTTACCGTAAAACAATACCCCCTGACCGTGTAGGTTTCGGGGGTATATGGTCGGGGTTCGTTAACCTGCATGGCGCCTATTTAACGGCGCCGGGCTCTTTTTTCGACGGCCCGCACGCACTCGCCAAAAGCTCGAAAACCTCAAGCTGTATGTCTTCGCGGGCGTCTAGGTGCGAGGCTAAGTAAAGGTAGGTTTCGTTCGCCTTTTCGTAGCTTTCAAATGTTTCGACGTTTTCGGTATGGTCGTAAATGCCGTGGCTCTTCGTGAGGCGCACCCGGTAGACTTTCATTTGGCCCCCAAGGCTTTTTCAAGCGCGGCGCGCGCCATATTGGCTACCTCGATATCGTTGGCCGGATTCACAACGCCACGCAATGCGGCGTCAAGGTTCACGTAGCAGGCTTGCAGCGCTTCGAGCAAATCAGGAGCCGCGGCGATCAAGCGGGCATCGGCTATGCGGTTGGGCCCTTCGATCTCGGCCGCGAAAGCGCCGTTGAAGGCATCGGTAACGAGCGTGAGGTTAGGGCCGTAGGGCTCAGAGTGCCAAGGGCCGGGGGTATATTTAGGGGTTTTCATTGTGGGTTTTCCTTTTGGGTTGGGGTTTCTACGGCTCAGTTGTGGGGCCCTGTAGTGACGGCAAACCGGCTAGCGTTGCGGCTCAGATAGAGGCCGTTACCGCCAAAGCAAACTAGCCCACTCGCTACAGGGCCCCACAACTGAGCCCTAAGCAGGCTCCCATTGACCGGCATAGAGGCAATGGGCTCCCGCATATTTGGCGAAATCGCCGCGAGTCTTGATCCAGCGTTGTGCGATCACATCACCTTCGTAGGTTGCCGCCACATCGGTCATGCCTTCCATTCGGGGGCGAACCTCGATGATTTTCAGCATGATGCCGCCCTTCACGAAGATTATTGCGCCGGGCTTCAGTTCGTTGATGGTCATGCTCGTTATCAATGCACGGCATATACCGCCCTAGCCGATTTAACGAAAACGGCGATATATGCGCTTTGTCGCCGCGGCACTGTGGATCGTTTCCCCATGCCGAAACCGCCTATCGATGTAGGCTCGGGCGATCCGGTAATACTTTTACGGTTTTAGACGTGTGGATCTTTTCCACGCTTGGCCGTGGATCTTTTCCACAAACGACAAAGGCCCCAAGCGGGGCCCGATGTGCGTCAAGTTGTCGTAACGGGTGCCGTCATAGTAGGCGCTCCACTTCACACACAAACCGAAGCGCCTCGTAAGATGAGGCGATCAGTTCTCTACTAACGACACCCGCGATCGTTCGCTCCCGGTAGGTGAGCGAGCCGTTTACGCGCGATGCTAGTAGTAGGTGCGCGCTGATAATCGGGCTCCAAAAGATTTGAGATCGCCCGTGCTCGAAATAAACTGTAAGGTAAAGTGGCATTAGTGGGGGGCGCTAGGTGGCGGGTTGACGATATTTTGCGCGGGCGTTCGGCCGGGTTTTAGAAGGCCCCCCCGAACCTCGGCGGGCGCGGGCGGCAATGGCTTTGAGAAACCCGGCTTGAGGCGCTCGTTTTCCTCTTGCAGCCGCTTGATCTCGGCCTCGGCAGTGCGGCGATCCCACTTGCGCGCGGGCTCGCGCACGTCATGCACGCCGCGTTTGTACTTGGCGATCTTGCGGCAACGGCGCTCGGCTTCTTCGGGCGTGTCGGCCACGGCCTCACCTACATATTCGTTCGCTTCGCGCAACACGCGAAACGCCCGAGCGCGCCACATCGGCTCACCTGGCCCGCTGAGATCCTCTACCCTAACGATCGTGGCGGGTGCCATATCGTTTACGTAAACAACCACAACGGCGGCGGTTTCGCTTTCTGCACGGGTACGGGTTACTTTGGTTTTCATACGGCCTCGCGGTAGAAGCGGGCGGTTTTAAGGCCCGCGGTTCGGTCGGCCGTGATTGGCCGATGCGGCTCCTATATGGAAGCCGCGTGCCAGTTTCAAGGGCTAGTTTTAAATAAGCGTAAAACTTGCGCCTGAGGCGCTAGCGCTCACTGAACTGATCACTTATCGCCACGCCCAAAACTGTCACATTGGAGTGTGCGTGTCTGCCCTGATTTCGGTCAGTAGCGCTTCGGCATAAAGCGTGCCAAGCTTAGGTAATGCCCTTTAAAGCCCTTGCTACTTTTACCGCCGCGCTTTTGCTGGCGTGCTCTTGCGCGGCGCCTAAACATGTCAGCCAAATCGATTTGCTTTTAGAAACCACAACCCCGGCGATTACCGAGTGCTCGGGCGTGGTCAAGCTCGGCCCGATTGGCGATCCCGATGCGTTCGTGAGCGCGCTTGACGCCTGCAAAGATCAATCGGTTGTGGTTGAGATCAATTCGCCGGGCGGTTCGGTCTTCGCCGCGGTAGAGATACAGAAGGCGATCGAGCGCCACCCACATCAGGTTATTTGTGTGGTTGACGGTATGGCGGCAAGCGCCGCGTTCGTTACGTTGCAGGCATGTTCGGTTCGAGCCATGACACCGCGATCGGTGCTCATGGCGCACCATGCCTCGCTTAGCGGCGCCAGCGGTAAGAGCGAAGATCTCGAAAACGCGGCGAGCGCCCTTCGAGCCGTGGATCGCGCCATGACCTTGTTTGTCTGTAAGCGCATGGGCATAACGCCTGAGGCTTACGAGGCGCACGTTTCGGGTAACCGGGAATGGTGGTTAGCGGCCGATGAGGCCGAGAAGATGAACGCGATCGATATGCAGATCGCTTCGGTCGAAGACGCCCGCTTACTGCTTAAGCCTTAGCCGGCCGTTGCGCCCAATGATAGCCACCGCGCGTAAACTTGGGGGTTGCAGGGGTCGGCCTCTTGAGGCGGTTTTGCGTTTCGCCCGCCTTAGCCAAATGCCGCTGATTGCGCCGGGGTTCGAGAAATTGGCTCAGAAGATAAGAGACTTTGGCGTAATAGGCGCGCATCGGGAGCGATGCCGAGCGCTTAAAAACCTCGGCGAGGCAATGCCCGCGTTCGATCCCGTAATGAGCGCGCCAGCGCTCGGCGCACTCTTCTTCGCTTTCACCCCACATAGCTTCACCTTGACTGATTAGCATCGGATCATTTCTAACGGCTTGCGCCTGTTTTCGCGCATGGTATGGTGATTGCAACTGTATGAGTGTAAAGAGATACGACAAGATCACGCTTGATCGGTCTAAGGCGATCATGCTTGACAATGGCATGATGAAAGTGCCGGCGCGGATCGCGCGCGTGGGCGTGCAGAAGTATTGCCGCGCTGACGGCACGATCGAGAATGTTCTACGCGCGCCCGAAGAAGTTTTCGCGGTCGATTCGATTTCAAGTTTCGATCTCGTGCCGCTCACGAACGATCACCCTTACGCCGAGGGCGGCGCGGTCACGGCCGAGAATGCCAAGCGGTTGCAAGTGGGCACCGTAGGCAACCCACATCAGGCCGGCCCGTTCGTCGAAGCCATGATGATGATTACCGATGCCGCCACCGTTGCCGCGGTCAAATCCGGCAAGGTTGAGCTTTCATGCGGCTACTTCTGCGATCGCCAGCCGATGCGCGGGGTTTACAAAGACGCCAATGGCGTTAACCACCCTTACGAGTTTGTGCAAAAGAACATTCGCGGCAATCATGTTGCTGTGGTTGATCAGGGTCGCGCGGGCCCTGAAGTGCGAATTCAATTAGATTCCGATACCGCGTTTGAAATTGATGTGATTCAACCGGGCGATAGCCCTTCAAAGAAAGGTAGTGACTCAATGGAAAAACTTTCCGTTGACGGGCTTGACTATGAAGTCAGCTCGAATTTCGTTAAGGCGTTTGAGAAGCACGAGAAACTTTCGAGCGAGGCTCTTAGCGCTAAAGACGCTGAGATCAAATCGCTGAAGGCCGAGCTTGATAAGAAGGCCGCGGTTTGTGACTCGGCTACCGCCGAGGTTGCCAAGCTGAAGGCCGAGCTTGCCGCCGCGCCTGAGAAGCTGAAGGCCGAGGCTACCGCCCGCGTTGCTCTTGAGGCTTCGGCCGCGAAGCTGGCGCCCGAGTTCAAGTGCGATGGCTTGGATACCATGGCCGTTAAGCGCGGTGTGCTGAACAAGCTTGGCGATGTGAAGTGCGACGGCAAGAGCGACGAATACGTTAACGCCGCTTTTGATATCGCACTTGTCAACCAAGAGAAGAAGAACCCCGCTACTGAGGCCGTGGCCGCGGCTGCAAAAGATCAGAAACCCGTGGCCGATGCTTCAAACCTGACGCCCCGACAGAAGGCCGAGCGCGAATTTTTCGCGGGCCCTAAACAGTAATTTTTGAAAGGAAATAAACAATGTCCGCACAGCAAACCTCTTACGCGCTCGAACTTGGCACTACCGGCTATGCCGGCCAGCTTGCCGATACGCGCGATCACGTCAGCGATGCTCGCCGTAACGATCTGGCCGCTTCGGCCGAGGCCGTTTACGGGCGCCTCTACTGCCGATCGACTAACGCTGACTTGCTCGGCTTCGGCCTCGCCGATGCCACTCACCAGACCCTTGGCGTGCTCGCGCATTCTATGGATCTTGAGGAAGCCACTACCGGTTTGCTTAACGGCGAGTTCGGCAACCTTGTTCACAAGGGCCGCGTTTACGTGACCGTGGTTGACTCGGTTACCCCTGACAGCCTCGTGCGCGTGTATGGCGCCGATTACTCGGGCTCGGTTAGCGGCGCGGTTGAAGGCACCTTTGGTGCTACTAAGCACGCCTCGTATACCTGTCTTCTGACTAACGCGCGCTATCTTGGTTCGGCTTCGGCGGGCGAAACCGTGATCCTTGAGATCGATGCACTGCCCACCCTGCTTACGCTCGAAAGCTAAGCGCTAAAACTTAAAAAGGAAAACACACAATGGAAATCAAGAGCCCCATTCTCGACTCGACGCAAAGCATTTTCTTTGCTCGTCAGCTCGAAATGATCGAAGGTAAGCTTTACGAAACCAAATACCCTGAGCTTGAGGCTGAAATGCTCTTGCCAAACCGGGTTCAGGTTCCGGCCGGTGTTGATAAGTACACTTGGCGCATGTTTGACGGTAAGGGCGGTAACGCGGTGCCGATGGCCGGTCATGAAGACGGCGCCCCGACCGTTGACGTTGATGGCGAAGAGAGTTCAACTTCGCTTCAGTCTTGGGTGGCGGGTTACCGCTATAACGTTGAGGAAATCGCCGCGGCCTCGTTCGCGGGTATGCCTCTTGAGCAAATGCGAGCCCAGCGCGCTCGCCGAAAGCTCGCCGAGATTCTGAATAACATGGCGCTTCGCGGCGATGCCGTGACCGGTGTTAAGACTGGCATCAAGGGTTTGTTTAACCTTGCTAACACTCTTACTTACTCGGTTCCTACTACCGGTTCGGGTTCTACTAAGACTTGGAGCACGAAAAGCGCCGATAACATTCTGATCGACCTTTTCGGTATGGTCGACTCGATCCCGAATAACACCCTTGACCTTGAGGGTGGCGCGGGCGTGCGCCTCAACTTGGTTATGCCGAAGGCCAACCTTCGACTGATCAGCACCGTGCGCCTTGGCACTTCGGCTCAGGATACGACCGTTCTTGAGTTCTTCAAGCGCCAGCGCCCGAACGTGAACATCATGGGTGCTAACTACCTGCCCACCGCGGGTAGCGGCTCGGTTTCGCGCACCGTTTGCTACGATCCCACTCAGGTTTCGTGGTTGGGTTCGATCCCGTTCGAGCAAATGCCCGTTGAGCAAGAGGGCTTCTCGTTCGTGATCAACTGCCGCGCGCGCGGCGGTGGCGTTATCACGCCTTACCCGAAGAGCGTTATCTACGGCGATGGCATGTAAATAACGGCTCGGGGGCCGGGCTCTAACCCCCTCTAGAGCCCGCCCGAGCAAGGGGCCCCCGTGAGGGGGTTTACCGGGCGATCGATGGTTCCTAGGCGCCGTTCGATTCGGCGCGATCGTCTTCACAAAGGGGGCTGTATGCAGTATCGAAATGATTCAAAAGAGCCGTTGATCCTTGGCGGTTACCATAATGGGCGTTATGCCGAGCCGGTTATTACGGTTTGGCCTGATGAATGCGCCGAGATTTCCGACGAGCGAATCAAGCTCTATGACGCGGCCGTTACGGGCGCGCTCGTGCCAGCCTCGAAGCCGAAGGCGGTAGCCGCGCCCGCGCTTTCTACGCCCGCGCCCAAGGTGCCTGATGAGGCCGAGGCCGAGCGCGAACGCCTGTTGAATATTCTTCGCGAAAACTAGCCATGGCGATCACGGTCACGCCCGCGGATATCCGAAACTTTGCGCCTGAATTCGACTCGGCCGAACTGACCGATCCACGAATTCAGATCTACATTGATATGGCCGATGGCGAAATCAATGAAGACGCTTGGGGCTCGCGCGCAAAGACGGCCGAGATCCTGTTGACGTGTCACATGTTGAAAATGGCCGGCGCGAATGCCTCTAGCACTGGCACCGGCCCCATTACGGGCATGTCGGTAGGCGATGTGAGCGTGCAATACGCCGCGCCTCAGGTGAGCGCGGTTGGCCTAGAGGCATCGCTGGCCATGAGCAAATATGGCCTCGAATACGCGCGGCTTGTGAAGCTTGCCGCGTTTGGCGCCGAGGTTTGCTAGGCCGTGAAACTGAACTTTGAAACTGAAAGGGTTGATCAGGGTTTACAAAACCTGAAGCGACGCCTTGAGGTTATGAAGCTTCGGAAAGCCTATGTAAAGGCTGGCTTGCTTGGCAAGGGTGATTCTCGATCTGAAGGGATCACGAACGCACAGCTTGCCAGTATTCACGAATTCGGTTTGGGGCATGTGCCGGCGCGCCCGTTTCTTCGGCCGGCTTTCATGCAGCACAAAGACGAATACCTAAAGCTTTTGGCCGAGGCTTACAAGCGCGCGCTTGAGAAGAACTCGCCCGAAGAATTCAAGCGCGTATTGCGGCTGATTGGGCAACGCATGGCGGCGGATATCAAAAAATTTGTCACGGCCGGCCCCTCAATACCGCCCCCGTTGGCCGAGGCCACGATCGCGCGCAAGAAGTCTTCGCGCGCGCTCGTCGATACTGGCACCATGATTCGAGCCGTTGATTATGAGGTTGCCGAATAATGAACCTCGATCTTTCAGGTATTGTCGGCGCACTCGCTACGCATACGGTCACGGTTCAGCGGCCCCATGCGAGCACCTTCGACACGAACGGCAAGGCCAGCGCGCAAACCTTTACGACCTTTACCGCGCGCGCGAGCGTGCAGCCTGTTACGGGTGACGATATCGCGCGATTACCTGAGGGCATCAATCCTACCGGGCTCGTGACGATATATAGCCCTACAGAGTTGAAGGTGCGCGATCGCGTGACCGTGCCCGGCCGCGGCGCCTATGAGGTTGAACGCATGAGGCCGTGGGCCGATAGCGGCAACTATTCGCGCGCCATAGCGCGTTCACTGAACTCCGATGAGCCGAGGGCCTAACCGTGGATATGGCCGGCTTTGAAGATGCGATTCAGGCGCGCGTGAAGGCGGCGCTTACGTTCGATGGCGGGCATGTTATTTGGGCAAACCAAACGCGCGATCGCCCCTCGCGGCCCTTCGTTGAACTTGCACTTTTGACTGATGATGATTTGAGCGAGCAAGGCGAATACAGCCAAGAGGATAACCCCGATTCTACGGGCAACGATGGCGAAGAAATCTTGCTGAACGTCAAACATCAAGTTGAACTCACGGTTCAATTTCGTGTGTTTTCTTCGGCCGTAACTGGCGCTAACCGAGCTTTCAACCTTGCTAAACGGGTGCGTGATTTCTTCGACCGAGAAAGCACAATCGAGGCCCTCGGCGCAATTGCTGTCATTTCCCGCGACAATGTGCAAGACGCCTCGATCGTGCTAGAAACAGAGCATGAGGGCCGCGCGGTCTTCAACATAAGATTTCGAGTGGCTGATATTGACACGGAAACGGCCACATACATTGAAACGGTTAAGGTCAAACCCACCGTGATTCAAACTGACGGGCCGATCGAAAGCACCATAACGATTGACCTAGGAGATTAAAAATGGCTTCTCTTTCTGACATTGTGAACGTGACGATTAGCAGCGCCACCGCGGCGATCAAAGAGCCCGGCTTTGGCACTATGCTTATCGCCGATTACCATACGCGCTTTACCGAGCTTATTCGTTTTTACGATGATCTCGACGGCATGGTTAGCGATGGCTTCGCCGTAACCGATGCGGCCTATATGGCGGCGGCGGCGGCATTCGCGCAAAACCCCCAACCTGATCGCGTGGCCATTGGCCGGCGCGCGCTGGCGCCTACCTTGCAGTTCGATCTCTACCCCACCGCGGTTAACTCGAAAGCCTACAAGGTGATCGTTACTCGGCCGAACGGCGCCGAGGTTTCGTGTTCGATTACCAGCGATTCGAGCGCGACGGTTGCTGAGATCTGCACCGCTCTTCAGGTTCCGATCGATGCTATTAGTGATGTGGTTGCGGTGGATAATACCACGCACGTAACCGTGACCGCTTCGGTTGCCGGCTCCTATTTCGCCGTGCGCGTTGAAGATCAGTCGCTCTTGCGCGTGGCTTCGAGCGGTTCCGATCCCGGCATTGCTACCGATTTGGCCGCGATCGCGCTCGCTAGCGGCGATTGGTACGGCCTGACGTTGACCACCCAAGGCGCGGCCGAGGTTGCCGCGGCGAGCAATTGGGCCGAGTCAAACGGCAAGCTCTTTATTCAGGCTAGCCAAGATGGCGATATCATCGGCTCGGGCACGAGCGATATCGCTAGCACCGTTCAGACTGCGAATCGGTTTCGCACGGCGATCATGTTTCACCCGAACCCCACTCAACACGCGGGCGCGGCCCTCATGGGCGCCACGTTTCCGTTCGATCCCGGCTCGCTTACGTTCGCGTTTAGGCCGCTGGCTTCGGTCGATAGCGTGCCCCTCACTCCTACGCAAATCACGAACCTTCAGAGCAAGAATTGCAATTACTTTACCGATTATGCGGGCCTTTCGCTCACGCAACAGGGTAAGACCGCTGAAGGCGAGTGGATCGATATCATTCGCGATCGCGATTGGTTCCAAAGCCATTTGCAGATCGCCGTTTTGGCCGTCAAGGCGAACAACCCCAAGGTGCCGTTTACTGATAAGGGCATTGCACAGCTTGAGGCCGCGGTGCGCAAGGCCACTCGTGACGCTATCGTGGCCGGCTTCTTGGCCGAGGGCACTGACGTTTACACCGTGCCGAAGGCCGCTGATATCTCGGCAAACGACAAAGCGAACCGCACCCTTGACGCTATTCGCGTGAGTGCCGAGGTTGCCGGCGCTATCCACGTAACCAAGATCAAGGTGGCGATTACCGCCTAAACGGCCATTTGGCCAAATAGAAAAGGATCAGACAAATGGCTAACACTTACAACCCCAAGAAAGTTCAGGTTATCTTCAATAACCAGATCCTTACGGGTTTTGCTGACGGTAGTTTCGCTGAATTGGAAATGAACGCGGATCAGTTCTCGCTTGTGGTTGGCGCCGATGGCGAGGGCGCGCGCACCGCTTCGGCAGATCGAAGCGGTAAGCTCAAAGTCACCTTGCTTCAGACTTCGGGCGGCAATGACATTTTGAGCGCGTCACTTACTACCGACATGGCTACGAACGTGAACACCGGCCCATGCATGATCAAAGACGGCTCGGGGCGAACGCTGGCGCTTGCGGCTCAGGCGTGGGTGAACAAGTATGCGGCGGTGGCTTTCGACAAAGAAGCCAAGGCGCGTGAGTGGACAATCGAAAGCGCTGATTGGGTTGTGGCTGTAGCCGGTAACTAAGCTGTAGCCGTAGCGGGCACTGGCGTTAGAGGGCCGTTCGATTCGGCCCGCCCGCGTTTTTCACAGGGGGCAATATGCGACGGCAAGAAGCAAAGACGTTTAGAACGTCAACGGGTGATTGCGAAATCATGGTCACGGCGCTTGACGGCAACACGGCCGGCGAGCTTGGGATCAAGCTTGTTCAGCTCTTCGGCCCGTCAATCGTGGGCGTTGTGGCTGCAATGGATAGCAACGATCTTAGCAAGGTGGCCGAGCAAGCTACGGTGTTTTTCGCCAAGCTCACGCCCGCTGAGTTCACGAGCATCAAGCGCCAGCTTCTCAAAGGCGCCCAAGCTAAGACGCCCGATGGCGAGTTTATCGAAGTGAACGATCAGTTCACTGGCGAGGCATTCTCGGGCGAAGTGGGCTCGCTCATGGCATTGGTTGCCTTTGCGCTTAAGCTCAACTTTGCAAATTTTTTCGAGGGCCTCGGCATCAAGTCAGACACAATCGCCAAGCTGAAGGCCAAGGCAACGAAGGCGACGGCGAAGATCAGCGGGTAGTCTTACCCGTGCCCGAGGGCCTCTTTTGGCCGGCTTGGCGCCTAGTTCTTGACGGTGTTGCTACGCTCGAAGAGATAGAAACTCACTACTCGCTTGATGATGTAATGAGCGCTAATCTCATGTTAGACCTTAAGCACGAGGCCGAAAGGCTGGCGCGCGAAAAGGCCGAAGCCGAGCAAAAGCGAAAGGCCGGGCGTTAAAAGATGCGACCGAAACCAACCGCCGAAACATTTTGGGCCCGAGTGGCTAAAGGCTCGGGTTGCTGGCTTTGGCGCGGGCCGATAGCAAACACCGGCTATGGTAACGTGGCCATGTTTGGCGAACGTGGGGCGCACCGTGTTTCTTGGGTGCTGACGAATGGGCCGATCCTTGATGGTCTTTGCGTTTTGCACCGTTGCGATAACCGTATTTGTGTAAACCCTAGTCACCTGTTCTTAGGTACGAAAAAAGATAACTTTCAAGACATGATTACTAAGGGCCGGGGGTCGCTTCAGATCGCGCCCGAACGAGGCGAGCAACATAGGCGTGCGAAACTCACAGAGTTTCAAGCTCGCTCTATATTTGCTCTTCGAGCCGAGGGGTTGTTACAGCGCGAGATTGCGGTATTGCTAGGTGTGTCGCGAGGCAACATTAGTGGTATTTTGAATGGGCATATCTGGCCCCACATTCAAGCGGGTGCCTTATCATTGTAGAAGAGTTAGTTAGCAAGCTCGGGCTTGAAATCGACGAGAACGCTATGAGCGTTCTTGAGAAGTTCACGCACGCAATACATGGTGGCTTGGCCGGGCTCGCGACGGTAGGCGCGGCGGTGGCCGGCGCTTTCGTGGGTATCGTCACTCAAACGGCGCTTGAGGCTGACGAAATCGGCGATATGGCCGAGAAGCTGGGCATAACGACCGATGCTCTTCAAGAGCTGAAGTATGCGGCTAACCAGTCTGACGTTTCTTTTGAATCGCTTTCAACGGGCCTTAAGTTTCTGTCGAAGAATGCTGTAGAGGCCGCGCAAGGGAGCGAAGAAGCGCAAAAGGCTTTCGCCGGCATTAACACGCGCAAGGCTAACGGCGAGTTCAAGAGCGCCGATGAACTGTTAGATAGCGTTGTCGATAAGTTTCAAAAGGTGCCCGAGGGCATCGCGCAAACGAACCTCGCGATAAAGATCTTTGGCCGTTCAGGGATCGATATGGTGCCCCTCTTGAAGAAGGGCGCCGCGGGTATCGCGGCCTTCAGGAAAGAGGCGCACGATCTCGGGGTTGTAATGGATAAGGAAACGATCGAGGCGGGCTCGCGCTTCGATCAGCAACTCAAGCGCTCGAAGGCCGCGCTTGAGGGCCTTAAGAACACGTTCGCTACGCCCTTCATTGGCGTTTTCGCTAAGGGTCTTGAGAAGCTTGCGGATTGGCTGAAGAGCAACCGCGCAAACATGGCGGCACTCTCTAAGGCATTCCAAGATGTGGGCGAGCGCCTCGCCGGCATGGGCGAAATGTTTTTGCAGGCTATCGGGTGGTTTACCGCGCTCTTCGGCGACTCGGCGATAGCGAAGATCTTGAAGGGTGCTGACTACCTCAAGATCGTTGAAATGGGTTTGATTGGCTTGGGGGTCGCGGGCGCGGCCTCGGGCCTTATGACCTTGGCTAGCTGGCTTCTCGCCGCGGCGCCGTTCATTCTGTTGGGCGTTCTGATCGGCTTTATCGTTGATGAGCTTTACAACTTCATAGCCGGTAACGACAACCTGATCAGCCGCATTATCCAATGGGCCGATTTCTTCGACCCCAACGATAACCCGATACTGAATTTCTTTAAGGAAGCGATCTCGCTTCTCTTCGACCTTACCGATCCGGCCAAGTTCGATCGGTTCATTGATGGCTTCTACAAGGCGATCGGCTACCTGCAAACGGCCTTTAGCGAGTTCGTTTCATGGTTGGCGGGCGTTATCGTGGAGTGGGCGCCGAAGATCTGGCAAGGGCTCTTAGACGGCATCAAGGGTTTGCCGGGCGCGCTCTTGACGGGCCTTAAAGACATTGGCGGCATGGCGAGCACGCTTGCCGAAGGCTTCGGGGGCCAAACGCACAACCTCGAAGCCGGCCGCATGGCTTACAGCGGCGGCGCCTCGGGCCCCAATGCCGCGGCCGAAATCAGCACGGGCGGTAAGCGCGGCGCCTCGGTCAAGCAAACGAACACGATCAATATCAACGGCTCGAACCTCAACGAAGAGCAACTGAAGCGGGCCGTTTTGGGCGCGCATCAAGAGCTTATGAGCGACGCGCACGCGGCGGTGGGTGGCTAATGGCTCTTCAATTTCAGTTCATGTTTTCGGAAGGGAACACGAAAGAACTGTTAGTGTTCGATGCCAGCGTGACCGAGGGGCATAGCTTCTCGTCAGAAATAACTGAGTTTCCGGTTGAAGAAGGGCTTAACATTTCAGACAACGCCCGGCCTAAGCCGTTCATGCTTAAGCTTGAGTGTTACATTTCTGATTTTCCCTTGCCGAGCGAGGGCCGCACGCAAGTAAGCTCGGGCGCCATCAATCAGCGGCCCAAGGCCAGTAAGAAGCGAAGTGAAAATGCTTTCGCTACGCTCGTGCGCCTCAAAGATGAGGGTATCCCGATCACGGTAACCACGGGGCTTAACACTTACGATTCGCTTGTGATTCAGTCGATCGACGTGCCGCGCGATAAGACTTTGCGTGCCGGCTTGCGCTTCTCGATCGTCATGAAAGAAGTTCGGATCGTAAAGACTGAAACCGTGAATATTCGCAAGGCGCGTGAGTCTAAGGGCCAAGGCAAGAAGAAAGACGGCCCGAAGACGCCTGAAACGGCGAGCGAGAATCTTTCAAAGAAGAGCCTCGGCGCCGGGCTCTTCGACAGCTTGATCGGGTTCTAGCCATGCTCGTATTACCTACTCGAACCGATACCGCGCGCTACAGTTTTGAAACCGAGCTAGACGGCAAAACGTTTACGTTTGAATTTGAGTGGAACGATCGCGATCTCGGTTGGTATATGACGATCCTTGATGCTAGCGGCGTGACGCTTCTCGCCGGCCGGCGCGTGGTCATTCGAGCCCCGCTGACGGGGCGCTACCGCGATTCGCGCTTGCCGCCCGGTCACCTTGAAGCCATCGATACCAGCGGCGCCGATGCCGAAGCCGGCTATGGCGATTTGGGCGATCGCGTCAAACTCTGTTACACGCCCGCGGGCTAGCCATGGGTGATACCCTTTTCAAAAGACAATGGCGCGTGTCTGTAGGCGACCTAGCTACAGAGCAACTTCGCATTGTTTTTAAGGTAACGAAGACGCTTGAGAAAGAGCCGAATACGCTCAACCTGAAGATCACGAACCTTAGCGAGGCCAGCCGCGGCAAGCTCAAAGGCGCGGGCGTGCCGGTTATCGTCGAAGCCGGTTACGAAGGTAGCCGCGCCGTGATTTTCTCGGGTGACTCGCGCACGATTGATCACGCTCGCGAGGGTGCTGATTGGCAAACGGTCGTGCAGTGTGGCGACGGTGAAAAGGCGTTTCAGTACAACCACGTTAACCAAAAGTTCGCGCCGGGTAGCCAGCTAACTGACGTGTTGCAGGCCGTGGGCGGCAAGCTGGCGAAGAACATCGGCAACCTTAAAGACGCATTCGCCGGTAAGAAACTACCCTTCAAAGAGTTTACGCACGGTTTCGTGGGCTTCGGCCGCGCGTCTGACGTATTCGACAAGCTTGTAAAATCGTCGGGCATGTCGTGGTCAATTCAGCAAGGTGCGCTTCAAATCGTGGAGCCCGGCAAGGGACTAGAGGCTAAGGCGGTTTTGCTGAACGCGGATCGCGGCCTCATCGGCTCGCCCGTTCACGCGCCCCCTGATAAAAAAGGTAAGCCCTCAGTTCTGAAGTGCAAATGCCTTCTGAATCCTCAGATAGCACCCGGCCGGGTAATCACGCTCGATACGAAAGCCATCAAAGGCGAGTTCATTTGCCAAAAGGTTGATCATCAAGGCGACTCGCACGGTAACGATTGGTTCACTTCCATTGAAGCGCTCGCGCGCAAGGCGCAATCCTAATGAGTGACAGATCGCCTAACCTCGCCCAAGTCATTCGCCGCGGTATTGACCTACGTCTACAGGGCTTCTTCTGCATGCGGATCGGCCGTATCGAAAGCTTCGACGCGGCGAAACAACTGGCCGAGGTTCAGCCGCTTCAGAAAGATTTGCGCGAGCTTGAAACGGGCGAAAGCGAAGTGGTTGGCTTGCCGCCCATTCCTAACGTGCCCGTTGTGGTGCTTGGGGGCGGTACGTTCGCCGATACCTACCCGATTCAGCAAGGTGACGAGTGCCTTTTGATCTTCGCCGATCGCTCGCTCGATAAGTGGATTGAACAAGGGGGCGAACAAGATCCGATTGACCTTAGGCGCCACGATTTGAGCGATGCCGTGGCGATCGTGGGCGTGCGCTCGAAGCCGAACAAGCTTAGCGAGTATGACGAAAACCGCCGCGTAATTGGTAAGGTCGGCGGGCCTCGGGTGGCATTGTCTGATAGCACGGTTCATCTTGGCGTTAACCACAACGAAGACGCGACTGAAAAGGCCGTGCTCGGTAGCACCTACCGTCAAAAAGAAGATACGTGGTTTCAGGATCTGGCCACCCAATTAAGCACCGCGGGTAGCGCGTTGCAGGTTGCCTCTACCAGTATGACCACGGCCGCAAGCGCGAACGCGCCCCCATACACGGGCGGTGCTTCGGCCGTAGCGCCGTTCACGGCCGCGGCTACCGCACTCGGGCAAGCGGCCTCGGCGCTTTCTCAAGTGGCCTCGAAGCTGGCGACGTTTTCAAGCGGTGGGCCATACCTTAGCGAAAAGGTGAAGGTGAAATAATGTCTCTTTCTACTGACGGTGGCGAAAGGACATTTATTGTCGCGGCCGAAGCGGCCACGAAAACCGCCCTTACCGAAGGGCTCGATACGGGCGAGGCCGCGGTTATGACGGCCGCGCAATACGCCCCCACGGGTAACGAGGCGCTCGCCGCAAACGCTATCAAGGCCACCGCCGCGGGCATCGTGAAAGCCCTCGCAACCATGCCGATTCGGCTACCTATCTACGCTGTTAATGATCTGCCCTCGCCGGGTGACTATATCGCCGCGTTGGTCTATTGTTGGAACGGGGCAAATGGCCAACCGATTTTGGCCTATAGCTCGGGGCTCTATTGGCTCAGATCTGACACGGGTAACCCGGTTTCAATGACGTAAAAGGATCAAGCGAATGGGTTGGAAAACTACAGGCGCGCCCACGGGCACCTATTACTACTTGGGTGGGCACGGCATTTCGGCGAGTGATCTTTACGCTTGCGGCGTCAAGCAAGACAGTTCGCGCGCGGCCGTGCTCCACTATGACGGCGCGGCGTGGGCGGCGCTCGATCCCGGCGCCGACCTTGACGCCAAGCGGCTTAATGCCTGCTACGCCATCGCGGCCGATAACGTCTATTTCGTGGGCGGTAACGTATCGGGCGATCGCGCGGGTGGCGTGATTGTTCACTATGACGGCGAAACCTTTACCGCAATCACGCCCCCGTCAGCCGATGAACTCTTTGCGGTTTGGGCATTTGCGGCGAATGATATTTGGGTGGGCGGCGCGAACGTGGCGCTTCACCATTGGAACGGCTCGGCATGGTCGCAAATCGATATGAGCGATTTCAGCGGCGATATACATGCCTTTTGGGGCTCGGCCGCGAATGCACTTTGGATCGGTGCCGATAACGGCGGTTACTTTTGGAACGGCTCGGCCATTGATCCCGATATCGCGATTAGCGCCCCCTTCAACGTATTGGCTTTGGCCGGCTCGGCCGCGAATGACGTTTACGCGGTAGGCGTGGGCGGCACGGCCTCGTTTCTCGCGCATTGGGATGGTGAAACGTGGTCAAATACGCAAACCTTTTTCAATGTGAGTGACGCGCTTTTTGGTTTGTGCGTGCCACCCGGCACGGTCTACCCGTGGGCCGTGGGTTCGTTCCCATGGTGGGCCTACTTCAACAATACGTTTAACACCCTCGCCGGCCGGCCCGTTACCGAAGACGCCGTTTTTGAATCTAGCTGGCTTGGCGGTACGGCGATCTTTGCCTTCGGCGAAAATGACATATGGTGCGTGGGGCCCGAGCAAGTCTACCACCTTGAAAGCGCCCCCGGCACCGTGGCCGCGCCCGTCGCGCCCGAGGTAATCAACGTGAGCCCCGCGCCGGGCTCGCCGCTCACGGGGCTTCAGCCTTGGCGCGCTGACGTTCACCTTGATCCCGGCGATGGCACGATCGTTCGCCTCGTGGTCTTCGTGCAATACCAATCGCTCGCGACGGTCGAAGTTGCATACGATAGCCAGCGCTTTACGCCTGAGTTCAACGGCCGAAGTACAATCGGCGCCTATGGCGACGGCGGTTATTCGCTTTCGATCATACGCAACGGCGGGTGGCCTGACGCGCCGAAATTCTTCGTGCATGCCGTCAGCGATAACGGGGGCGTAAATGCCTAGCCCCGTACCGTCTTACGGCTACGATTTCTTCGCGTATGAGCCGGCCGTTTCGTTTGGCGCTACGCCCACGCTCGCGCCGGGTAAGGCGTTGCCGATTGGGCGCGATCTCAAGCTCGATCCTAAGACGGGCGATCTACTCGTGTCGGGTGGCGATCTGCCGCTGGTTTACGACCTTGAGGCAATCGAGCAAGAAGCTTCGATCACGCTTCAATATTTCTTAGGCGAGTATTTCTTAGACGTTTCGGTAGGCATTCCCTACTACCAAGACATTTTGGTAAAGGCGCCAAACCTCGCGGCCATTAAAACGATCTTTCGCGATGCTCTGCTAGGTGTTACTGGCATCAAGGCGATCGTTACACTCGATCTCGATTTCAACCGCACAACGCGCGTTCTGACCGTGAGCTATACGGCCTCAACCGATCTCGGCGAGCTTAAAGCCACCGTGGAGCTATAACCATGTCATTCGGAATTGATGCCAGCGGCTTCACGCCCAAACCGAACGAAGATATCAAAACCGATCTTGAATCGGGCTTTAGGGCCGTGTTCGGCGCCGCGATTACCACGATCGCTCAAAGCGTTTTCGGCACGCTGATCGCCATCATTGCCGATCGGCTCGCTGATTTGTGGCAACTTGGGCTTGCGCTCTACAACGCCAGCTTTCGCGAGGGCGCGGTGGGCGTGCAGCTTGATAATATCGGCGCACTGACCGGCACCACACGCAAGGCCGCGACATATACGAAAGTCAACCTTACGTGCGCCGGCACGAACGGCACTGTTATTACGGCCGGCTCGATCTGTTCTATCCCGAGCGTGGGCACGAAGTTTACCAATGACGCGCCGGGCACTATTTCGGGCGGCGCCGTGGTTATCGAGTTTCACGCGGTAGACACCGGACCAAAGCAAGCGCTCGCCGGCACCGTGACCGCAATCGACACCCCGATCACGGGTTGGGCGAGCGTGACGAATGCCGCGGATCATTTTCAGCAAGGCACCGATCGCGAAACCGATGCGGCTTACCGGGTGCGACAAATCCGCGAACTTCGCGCGCAAGGTGCTGCAACGGGCGCGGCGATTCTGGCCAAGGTTGCGGCCGTAACGAATGTGAGCGACTCGTTTATCTTCGAGAATGTGTCAGACATTACCGATGCGAACGGATTGCCGCCTCATAGCTTCGAGGTTGTGGCCGATGGCGGCACCGATCTAGCCGTCGCACAAGCCATCGCCGATACCAAACCGCAAGGCATTGCGACCTATGGCACTACAACCCAAGCGGCGGTAGACGCCAACGGGTTCGCGGTAGATATCAACTTCAGCCGGCCCGAAGAACTCGACATTTACATAATCATAAATCAAACCGTGGATAGCTCGAAATACCCGAGCAATGGCGACACACTGGTTAAGGCCGCGGTGGCTGAATACGGCGATCTTAATTACCACATCGGTAGCGAGGTTCGCTCTTCGGCGCTCGTGCCGTCGATCTTCGGCGCAACGGCGGGTGTGCTTGAATGTGCCTTGCCGCTGATTGGCATTGCCCCCTCACCCGTGGCAAGCACGACCATCAACGCGAACAATCGTCAAAGGGCCGCGCTCGATACGAGCCGGATTACCGTTAACACGACTTATACGATCCCGGTCTAAGACATGGCGCTAGGGCAAATTCTCGATCATGCAGCGCGCGCACTGGCAAGGTTGCCAGCACAATTTCGCGTGGCCGTTCGCATTCGCGGCCTTCTGACGGCGATATCAAACGAGGTTCAAGAGCTTGAAAACGGTTTGTGGGGCGCTCGCGCCGTGCGCGATATCGACCTTGCCGAAACCGCCACGCTTGACAACCTCGGTAAGCTTATAGATGCGCCTGTTAGAGGGCTTAAGACTGATACACAATACCGTGGCCGGATTCGTGCCCAAATCTTAGCGAATAAGAGCAATGGCCAAAACGAGATTATCTACGGTGTGGCCAAGCAAATCGTTTCGACGTGGAACGTTACCGGCCAGCCACAAGTTTTAGATGATACCTACTCGGGGGCGTATACCGTCAAAGGGTATATCGCGCCGCTCGAAGATCCGGCCGAAACGGTGCTTTGCAGTGAAGCCGAGGCGCGCGAATTGGCATTGCTTCTTGATGATGTGAGCGCGGCTGGCGTTCGTGGTATCGTCATTTCACAACCTCAGAGTGCCGAGCTTTCATTTTGCTTTGCCGGGGGCGTGGGGGCGGGCTTTGAAACCGGCGAATTCGTGGGCGCCTATGATGGCGGTAGGAAAGGGTAGCAACAATGTCTAAGCCTAGTTCAACGCCCCGTTGGGCCGATAACCTCGCCGATCCCGGCGATCTGGTAGAGCCGGCCTCGGGCAAGAAAGATACCGGTTGGCTGTCGGCCGAAATGCCACCGCATACATATTTTAACTGGTTTATGAATTTGGTTTACCAGTGGTGCGTATGGCTTGACGGGTTGACCGATGAGGCTTTGACTTGGACAAAGCTACAGACCATGCAAAAGGGCATCGTGGCTACCCAAGCCACGGCCGATACCGCGGCAATCACGGCCACGGGTAACGGCACCGGTAAGGGCGTTGTGGCCACGGGCGGCGCTACGGCGCTCGGCCATGGCGTCTTAGGCACGGGCGGCGCGGGTGGCGGCATTGGCGTTGCCGGGCAAGGTACGACCGTTTACGCGGGCGTTTACGGTATCGGTGGGCCCACGGCCGGATCTGGCGTGAGCGGCCTCGGCGCGGGCGGTGGCGCGGGTGGCGATTTCACGGGCCAAGGCGCGGGCGTGGGCGTGCTCGGCACGGGCGGCGGCACGAATGCCGCGGGCGTATCAGGCGTGGGTGGCGCTACGAACGGCAAAGGCGTTGTAGGCCAAGGCACGGGCACGGGTAACGGCGGTTACTTCACGGCCGGCGCTTCAGGCGCGCGCGGTATTCAATCGTTCGGCACGGGCGCGCACTATGGCGTTTATGGCGAGGGCGGCGCCACGAATGGTACGGGCGTTTATGGCTTGGGCGGTGGCGCAAATGGCGCGGGTGGCGTTTTCACGGGTAATGGCACGGGCGCGGGCGTTGTAGGCCAACAGAACCTTGGCGGCACTGGCAACGGCGTTGAAGGCTACGGCGGATCGACGAGCGGCAAAGGTATTTTAGGCATCGGCCTTACGGGCGGTGTTCTCGGCCAAGGTGCAACCAATGGCTACGGCGTTCGCGGCGAGGGCTCAGGCACGGGCGCGGGCGTGCTTGGCGTGGGCGATGCCGGCTCGAATGCCATAGGCGTTTATGGTGAGGGCGGCACCGGTAACGGCGCGGGTGGCGATTTCGTAGCGCATGGCTCAGGCTTTGGCGTTCGCGGTACGGCGGCAACTGGCGCGGGCGTTCAGGGTGTTTCGACGGGTGGTTATGGCGTGGTTGCCTCGGGTGACGCGACAACCCCTAACTACTCTTCTTTTCGGATAACGCCGCAAGATACCCAACCGGTTAACGGGGCTGAAGGCGATATCTACATGAACAGCGTTGATCACAAGCTGTACGTTTATAACGGATCGGCATGGGTGGTTATCGGGAGCCAAGCGTAATTATGGATCTTTCCGCTATTGCTTCGGGCCTCGCCTCGAACCCCTCGGCATGGCTTCTCACGCTGGCGCTTGCCGCGCTGGTTTACCTCTACAAGGCGCGTAGCGACGATCAGAAAGTGTTTCTTGATCGCGTGCTCGCGCAAGAGGCCGCACACCGCGAAACGATTATGCGGATCGTGCCGATTGCCGAGAAGCTTACCGATTCTGTCGAAATTCTAGAGCGCGTAACGAACGCCGCTCTAAAGGAGTAGCGGCATGTTTTCTCGTAAATCAACAAAGCAAAAGCTCGCCTCACTGTATGCGGCGAGCGATGCCCAACGGGCCGATCTGAACGCACGCCTTGACGCCACGCACACCCGTTTAGAGGCCGCACTTACTAAGTTGAAGGCGAGCGCATCGAAAGCCGTAGAGCGCATCGAAGCGCGCCGGCTTAAGGCGGTTCGCTAAATGTGGATCGATCTTCTTCGACGGTTTTGGAAGCCTCTAGCCGTAATCGCGGCAATCGCGCTCGCCTTCTTGGGCGGGCGTTTCGCGACCCCTGCTAAGGTGGTTACGAAAACCGAAACCGTCGAAAAGGTCGTGACGGTCGAAAAGGTCGTGACGGTCGAAAAGGTCGTGACAGTGCATGACGGTGTAAAGGTTGTTTACAGGGATCGGGTGATTACCAAAGACGGCACGATCCATGAGCACGAAGAAGAGCACACCGAAGAGCACACCGAAAAGCACGAAGACACGTCTAAGACGGGCGAGAAGCACGAAGACGTTGAACGGGTAGCCAAGACCGAAAAGACCGTTTCTAGCCCTATGCACGCTCATTTGAGCTTGCTCGTGGGGGCGGATCTCAACCCGGCATGGCAACCAATCCCGAACGCGGGCGCGCTCACGCTCGGCCTGCATGCCGAATTCAGAGTAGCCGGGCCCGTGTGGGTAGGTGTGTGGGGTTTGCATACCGGCGCCTTCGGCGGTTCGTTGGGCGTGGAATTCTAACCCCTATCCGATTACGGGTGGTTTAGTGAAAACTTGCAAAAAGTGTGGGCAGACTTTACCCGAGGATCGCTTTGCTGTCGTTTCGGCAAGAGGCAAGCTTTATCAGCGCAACAATTGTAAAGCTTGCACGAATGGCACAAAGCCGGCGCCCGTGATACCCGATATCGCGCCCACGCCCCCAAGCGCGAACCCTCTTGCCGATGCCTATCAGGCGCACGAAACGGCCCGATACGAGCGCAACATAAAGGCCGAGCATAAGGCGCTCGTCGAAGAAAACACCGCGCTTCGCGAGCAATTGGCAGAAGTGGCGCGCATGAACCGCCCGCCTGAGATCATCGTTTACGATAAGGCGAAAGAAGAGCGAAGCGACGCGATAGCGTGCGCGGTGGCGAGTGATTGGCACGTCGAAGAGCCCGTAGAGGCCGCATCGGTTCACAACCTCAACGCCTACAACCTTGAGATCGCAAAGAGCCGCGCCGAGCACTTCTTTAGAAATCTTCTTCGCCTTACCGATATTGTGGCGCGTGACTCAAAAGTTACGACCATATGGCTAGGCATTCTCGGCGATCTGTTCAGCGGGTGGATTCACGAAGAGCTGATCGCGGGATCACTGTTAGCGCCCGGCGATGCCGCGCTTTTCGTCAAGGGCCTTTTGTGCTCGGGCATTGATTTTCTGTTGCGCGAATCGTCTTACATCATCGAAGGCGATTGCTTGCCGGGCAACCACGGCCGCATGACACGTCAAATGCACTTCGGCGACCCCACGGGCACGAGCCTAGAAACCGTCATGTATCATCACGTAGCCGATCGATACGAGGGCAATCCGCGCGTGCGGCTCAACGTGTCTAGTCAGGCGATGGTTTACCGCCCATTCTTCGAGCGGTTCACGATGCGGCTGATCCATGGCTACGAAGTGAAATATGGTGGTGGCGTGGGTGGTCTTACGATTCCGCTGAACAAGGCCGTAGCGCAATGGGATATCGCCAAGCGAGCTGATCTGACCGTGCTCGGGCATTTTCACCAGTTGATCCAAGGCCCGCGCATTTGCGTTAACGGTTCAATGATCGGTTACAACCTTTTCGCGCAAGCAATCAAAGCGGCCTATGAAGAAGCACAACAGGCGTTCTTCTTGGTTCATGCGCGCAAAGGCGGGCAACGCTCGCTGACGGCGCCTATCTGGCTTGATAGCGACAAGGTGCCGGCAATCACGCTTGACTAGGCGATTTCGGCCTTGCTCTTGCTGGTATTGATGCTCGCGTTTGAACGGCCCGCGTTCACTGTAGCCGAACCCTTACCCGTGTTCTGAGTGGTGCTAGGGTTGGCCGCGAGTAAGGCATTTTCCTTACCGGTGTTCTGAGTGGTAGAGGGCTTGCCCGTGAGCGCGATACGCGGCGCCACTCGAAGCGAGCCCCAATCAATCACAACGGCGATCCCGTCAAGGGTGGCCGAGGGCAAAACCCCCACATCGCCAAGATCGATCAGAACTTCGAGCCCGTCAGGGTAAAGTCGTTGCTCGGTATGCAGATCGGCCGACAATGCCACCGCGGCCGACACGTCAGCAAAAAGTGGCTTGTAGGTCGAAAGGTCGGCCGAAAGGCTGGCGCTCGCCGAGATATCGGCCGCGCAAAGGATCTCGGTCGTAAGGTCGGCCGACAGTGCCACCGCGCCGGCCGCATCGGCCGCGCATCGAATCGACGTAGAAAGCTCGGCCGAAAGGCTGGCGCTCGCCGAAAGGGCCGCGGCAAGGCGAATGCCCGTTGAAAGGTCGGCCGACAATGCCGAGGCCGCGGCCACACTCCCTTGAAGGCGAATAGCCGTGCTCAAGGCGCCCGTAAGGGCGGTGCCGGCCGAGGCCGCGGCGGCAAGGCGTATCGACGTAGAGAGGGCCGCGGCGGGCGTGCCGGTGCTCGAAATGGCCGCGGTAAGTGGTATGCCGGTAATGAGGGCCGCGGTAAGGGCGGTGCCGGCCGAGGCCGCGGCGGCAAGGCGTATCGACGTAGAGAGGGCCGCGGTAAGGGCCGTGCTCGCTACAATGTCGGCCGCTATAGCGCTCGCGCCCGGCGCCGTCAAATCCGCCGTAACCGTTGCGTGGCTTGAAACGGCCGCGGCAAGGGGTATATCGGTAGTAAGCGCGGCCGTAACCGTGGCGTGGCTTGAAACGGCCGCGGCAAGGCGTATCGCCGTGGTTAGACTCGCGCCGATGGTTGCGCTTGAGGCGATCGCGGCATTGAAAAAAGCGCGGCTTACGATCGAGGCCGTGAGCGTGGTTGTGGCCGTGATATCGGCAAAAATAGGCGCGCCGTCAACGCCATCGGTTAGTGCGGCTGAAGGTACGCACGTAATCGTAAATTGGGGCTCAACCGCAAACGCTTTCGGCCATGTCTGACCGTTTAGCGAGCTTGCGCTAATCAACACATCGAAATGTTGACTGTTGTAGCCTAGGGTTTCGTCAGCCATGGGGGGTTTATTCCTCCCAAACGGCCCAACCGTTTAGCACGCTACCCGTAGAGCCCGAATCGTTCCACAAAACGAGAATATCAGCGGCCGTGCCGGCACGCACGAAAAGCCCATTTACGAAAACCCAAACGAACCCCGCGCCGGCTGAATTCACGAGGCCAAACTTTCTCATTTTTGAGCCCGTGGTTACGGTAGGCGCGGCGCTCCAAGCGGTATCTACAAGCGATGTGCCGGCCGCGCTACCGAGCGTTTCGGCTTGCCCTACGCTCGTGCTAGTCGAAGCGGCATAGCTACCGTTCGTGTTTCGGTAAAGCGTAACCGGGCTTGTGGTTGCGGCATTGCATGCCAACCCGATTTCAAAAAGCCGGCTCGTATTCGTGGGCGCACGAAAGGCCGCGTAAGCCGCGCTCGCGCCCGCCGCCGCCGTTTGAAAACCGATTGAGTAGCGCATTATTCAGCCCACGTAATATGACCGTTAAGAACCGAACCCGTGCTACCGCCTTCATTCCAAAGAACGATCGTGCTCGTGGCCGTTGCCGCCTTCACCCAAAGGCCCTCTTGAAATACCCAAATCATGCCGGCGCCGATTGTGGCCGGTAGGGTAAATCGGCGCATGCGGCTAGCGGCCGTGATTGTCGGGGGCGTGCTCCACACGGTATCTACAAGCCCCGTGCCCGCGGCTGAACCGGGGTTCTCAGCTTGCCCGGCACTCGTGCTCGTGGTTGCCGTGTAGCCGGCCGCGGTATTACGCAAAAGGCTCACATCGCTACGGGTGGCCGCGTTGTTTGCCAGATAGATTTCGAGCACCCGGCAATCATTGGTAGGCGCACGAAAGGCCGCATAGGCCGCACCCGATGCCGCCGCAACCGAGACAAAGCCGATCGTATAGCGAGCCATGCCGCCGCCTTAATCAATGGTGAACGTAAACGCCGCGGCTGCAAACGAAGGCGCCGCGTCGCCATCGTTGACCGTTTTGGGAGTGGTCAAAGCCACCCACGCCAAAAGGTTACCGCTCGTGCTCGCATCATAAAGGCCCATGTGAGTAACGGAACCCCAATTCGCGCCCGAGGGGCTTGGGAAAGTGATCGCGCCGTTGTTACTGGTTTGCCCACCCGTACCGCTCGAAGCTGAGGTAGAGCCCGCCGATTGCGTGCCGGCGAAGTTCGCAAGTGAGGCCGTTACGCCCACACGCGCGTAAGCGCCGCCGCTAACCTCAGTGCCGCCGCCCGTATCACTCGGCGCGGCCGTCAGAAGGCCAAAGTAAAGAGTGGCCGGGGGCGAATACGACTGAGCCCTAAAGAGGAAATCGATCAGCTTATTTTCGAGATAGTCAGAAATGCCGGCCATTGTGTGCCCCTAACTTAAGCGAGATCAACAACCTTAACGCGAATGTAATCATCGTTAGGCACGGTTTGAACGTCGCCACCGCCGAAGGTGATCACGAACTCGCCGAGATAATCGCCGGGCGTATCGAGATCGCCGGCTTGCCACTCATATTCAACGGCGCCGTCGCTACCATCGGTCACGAAAGAGGCCGCGGCATTCACTTTGTAGATATGTTGAGTGCCATCGGCTCGGCGCATGCGAAACACAACGGTGGCGCCGGTCATGTCGATTTCTACGCCATCGCCATCTTTCAGCACGGCCGAAAGAACCGGAAGGTTATCATTTTTCTTAATGGTAAAAGTTGCCATGGCTAGATTTTCCTTTTAAAGAACGGTTGCAGAAGTTGCCGCTTTGGTAGTGGCGCTAGTTTTGCTCGCCGCGGCGGTTGCACTTGAAGCCGCGGTTACTGTGGCGCTCGTCACGCTCGCCGCAACCGTGGGGTTAATGGGGTCGTAAATCGCGCTCGCGTCAACCACACGCATTGAACCGAACGCCTGAGCTTGCGCGAGCCCGGTAGGATCGACGTAAGCGAGGGGCGGATCGTCAGCGTAGAGATCCGTGATATCGCCGGCCGCAAGAGCGCGCGAGTAAACGCGCACATCATGCATGTAACCGCCGATCTGGCCGGTCGCTTGCGTAAGATCGGTGCCGATGCAAATAGAGCCGAAGTCGGGCGGCACCGTCCAATGCCATGGCTCGTTTTGCTCGGCATTCGTCACAATCAAAACGCCGTTTTTGTAATATTTGACAACGGCCTTACCCGCCGAGCCGGCCTCGAGCGTGAAGGCATGGTGAACCCACGTCTCATTAGGTAGGCAAACGTTATTAATCGGGTTCGTGGCCGTGCTCACATCGGCGCTTGAAGCCGTGGCGCCCGAAGACGTTACCCACGTTGCCGTGATTTGCGGCGTGCCGGTGCGTGAAAACGCGATGCTCATAACGGTAGCGTTCTTCGACGCGCTAGAGCCCGTGTTATCGCCAGCGATTCTAAAGGGGCGTTCGGTGCCGGTGCTATTACCGCCGTCGCCACTACCGCCCGTTATACGCTTATACCAGAAAGCAACCGTGAGCGGCCCACCCGCCAAAGCCTGATAGGTCGCGGGAGCGATACCGGTAAGCCTGGCATAATTGTTCGCGGCTGAAGAAGAGCCCGTGAGCCCCGCGCGGCTAAACTTACGGTAAGAGCCGTTTCGCGAGGGAAACCCACCGCTAGACGTAACCGGCAAGTTGAGCCCGTTCGAGCCCGTATCGTCGATCTGATTGTCGGCCGCGTCTAAGAGCCGATACTTTGCGAAAAGCCCGGTTGTAATATCGCCCATGGCTTTAGCTCAGTTTGAAAATTTTGTTAGCGCCCGAAGACCACCTAACGGTAATGTCGCCACCCGAAGGCGTGATCGGCAAGCCCGTACCTGTATCGAGCAACGCCAAAAGCTTAGATGTGCTTTCAACGCCCGTATGCAGGTAGAGCAACACCGCTTCAACCGAAGCACCCGACACGGCCGTAAAGGTCACATCATCGGCATCAAACACGCCATCGGTAACGGTCTTATTCGCCAGCGCAACGGCACTCGAAATGCGAGCGCCCCCGGCCACATCATCAAGGTTATCGTCAGCCGCGAGATCGGCGGTATAGGCGCCGGTATCAATCAGAATGGCTCGAATATCGCCATCTTTGAGATCAAGCGCGTTGTCAAGGATCGCTTGCTTGGCCTTCGTGTAAAGCGCGTTCGCCATCTTTGGGAACCTCGTTAGGAAGATCTCGGGATAAGCTGATCCCGGTATTGGAAAGCGTAGCCTTGATGTCCAAGCGTCGCAAGCCGGCAATCACGAGCGCCGAGGGCAAGTGCGAGGCCGGCCCGGCAACCTCAACCACCTGAACGCGCTGGCCCCTCGGCCCCACGCACCACAAGCCCCACCGCTCGTTACCCGCGGCTATGTCTTCGGGTTTGGAACGTGTTTGAAACCCGGCCCCCAAAAAGAACCGGCGCAAGTAGCGTTGAGCGGCCGATTTAGAAAAGTAGGCTTTGGTTGCCATGCCCGTAGGGGTCGGCCCTTCGATGGCGGCGGTTGGTGCGGGTGCTATCGCTTGTGGTTGTTCAGGGCCCATTGAACGGTTTCTTTCAATTCTTCGAGTGTGCCGACATTGCCGATCTCGACATTTACGTAGGCTTCCATTTCGTCGCTCATTACCTCGGCCTCGCTCGGGTGGCTGTCGGCCGTGAGCCCTTTGCGGTGGATACGCCACACGTACCCGCCAGCTTCGCGAACGATTCGCGCCTCGTTTACGAAACGAAGATCGGTAATCACGACCGTAGCGCCGAAGTCTTGAAGCTTGCGCGCACGCGCGACGCCAGACTTAGCCCACACATCGGGATCGCAGTTGCGGCCCCATTCGGTGCCGAGCGTTTGCAGGGCAAAGCGCGCGGTAAGGGGCGTGCCATCGGGGCGCCTGAAGGTCGCCGAAGGGCGTTCGCGCGCCTCACTCGGGCCGTAAAGCTCTTCGGCGGTAAAGCCGAAAACCTCGCCGCAAAACTTCTTCAGCGGATCGGCGAACCCGAGACAATAGGCGCCGGGTATCATGTCGGCCACGGTGTTTTTACCCGAGCCCTTGAGGCCCGTAAGCGCGATGATCATCGGGTGCCCTCTCTAACCCAAAGCTGCATAAAGTAATCGCACGAGCCGTCAGGTTTCACGGGTTCACTTACGAAAAATGATTGGTAGTGCGATGGCTTGGCCTTGTAGCGGTAGCATGCTTCACGCTTCTTACAGCCCTCGCCTTTGCACATACTGATATCAGGCATTGCGCCTCGCGAGTATACAGCCGGCAATCAGAAGAGCACCGCCCTGAACGGCCGCGGCCATGCTATTACCGAAGAAAGGATTAATTACCAGAATGAACCAACCCGGCACGGCGAGCCCCGTTGACCATCGCATTATCAGCACCTACCTATGAAGAACCCGAGAAAGAGACACGCCAGCGCGAAAAGCAAGTCACCCCAACGTGTCTCTTCAATCATGGCTAGCCCACCCGGTAAGCAATGGCCAACGGCCCGCGGTCACCTTGGCGAACCTTTTTCGTTTCAACCTTGCGGTTCTTGCGAAGCCGGTTGACATAGTTCTGAGCCGTAACCTTCGTGACCTTGAGGATCTTTGAAAGCTCGGCCGTGGTCTTGAAGCCGGCGAGCGCCTTCGTGATTCGCTCGGCGCCGAAGAGCGGCACGCGGCCTCGGGTAGACTCGGCGACCTTGGTAGCCTTGGCCTTCTTGGTAGTCTTTTTCTTCGCGGTCTTCTTGGGCCCCTTCTTCGCGCCGAGGGGGGTTGCAGTAGTGACGATCTCAACAGGCAATGAAATATCCATTTTTACGGCTCCTTTGAAAAAATACGTTTTGGCTCGAAGCGATCGACAAACTTAAGCCCTATGCCGATAGCGTCGAAGACATTATGAGCAAGGCTATTTGCTGTCGGTAAGGTAACGGCCCCCCACTCGATTTTCGACAACCGCGGTTTGATCCACTCTTCGATGAGTCGATCGGCATCGATCGTGCCTTTCCAATCGCGCGGGTAGTAGGTTTTCACGAGGCGAAAACGGCCAGCCACCGCGCCAGCCACAAGGGCAACCGAAATCAAATCGTTTTGGTCACCCTTCTGTTGCGCGGCCGGATATACGCGCGGCACTTCGATCACTAGGTGCTTAAGATCGCCCGCGTCACCCGCCGCATAGCATGCCCAATCGTAAACGGCATTAGCCATACACGAGGCCGCGAACGCATCGCCCCCGGCATTGACGGGGTTACGAACGTATGCGGCGCTCTTGAGCGTGAAGCCCTGTAGTTTGCCCCCCTCAAAAAGGGAAACGCCACACCCGCGCACGCCCGGATCTACGGCGAGAATCACGAAAGAGGCCCCCGAACGGCCGCGAGTGTGTCTCGCAATTCGTCGCGCTCAACCTTCAGGCGCTCGATCTCGTCAAATGCCTTATCGAGCAAAGCCCTATACTCATCGCAAACGCGCTTGTAATCGCCAAGCATTCGGAACGCCTCGCTAAGTTGTTCGTTCATGGGTTCACCCGTGCCAGCGAATTAAAGATGGCGGTAAATTCTCGTTCGGCTTGCGCGGGCTCCCACCCGTTAAGCCACCCGAGGCCGGGCGGTGGCGGGTGTGGCAAATTCCAATCTTCGGGCTCGGGCTTGCAAAGGTCGCGCTTTTCCGCGGCGAGCATCGCCCAATCCATTTGCTTCACTTCAGGGCAGTAGATCAGCGGCTCGATCGAAGTAAGGTTGAGCGCTTCGAGCACGGCATGAGTGTGTTGCTTCTCAAGGTCGGCCCACGTCATGTAATCAATAACGCTGGCCGGGACATACCCGCCTTTTGCAACATAAACCAGATCCTTCATAGGGCCGGGAATGTCTGGTAAGTAGACTTCGCTAACCTCATGCAGCAAGAACGCCAGCCGGAACGGCGAGGGCAGTTGCCGCGCGCCCTCAACGCAATGTTGCGCGACCGAATAGAAAGTTTCGCACTGGCCTTGAAACCGGCACTTCAGGCTAAGGGCATGCGCGATATCGGGAAAGTTCACGCTTTCAGGATCGAGCAACGTAGGTACGATTACCCTACCGCTGAAAGACTGCACCCACCGTTTGTTGATCATAAGTAGCACCTAGCGAAAGCTACAACCATCGCACCCACCCAAACGCCCAAGACATACCACCCGAGCATTTTAAGCGTAAACGTTACGGCGTTGAACGGCTCGGGCTTCATGGCGCACTATCCGCTTTCGCCGCGGCGATCTGAATATCGAAGCCGGCCGGGTAACGGGCTCGAAGCTTTTCAAGGTTCGCCTCGGCTATGTCTTCGAGCCGACACCCGAGCGCCGCGGCGGCGGCGGCGCATGCCCTCAGGCATTCGAGCAAATGATGGCTAACCTTGTCCGCATTCAAAACCTTGCCATGTCCAAACACTTTCTTGACGTGTTCGGCAATCGCGGCGGCATTGTAGACAAGGCGATCTTTGATCTGAAAGCGGCCGTTATCGAGCTGAAAGGCCATGAACGTAAAGCCAAACTCAACTTTCGTGTGATGCGCGACGGCCGCGATATACCACATCAGATCGCCAAGCTCTTCGCGCGCCTCGCTAGGCGCGAAATCGAACGCCCTCAAAAACTCGCCTGTTTCGCCGCACAACCCGAGCGCGCACACGGCGAGCTGATTAGGCCCTTGCGAGGCCGTGCGCTTGACCCCTTCGGCATACTCGGCCCACGTTTGCACGGTCACTCGCCACCCACTTCGATAACCTCGGCGCCAGCGTGGGCGCGCTCGTCGCGAGCCTTCTTAGCGCGGGCGTATTCATTGATTCGCTTTTGCTCTTCGGGCGTGGGGCCGCGCCGAGCGATCTTATCGATGGCCTCGCGGTGCATACGCGGGCACGAAATCAGCGGGTGCTTCGAGTAGTGATAAACCAAATCATCGTGCATAGGTGTTTCCTATTTAACGGTGGGGGCCCAAGGGATCAACTTACCGCTTTCGTCGAATACGGCCGTAGCTTTTTTGTACCAATGCAGCATAAGCGCCGGCTCGGGCTTCGGGATCTTCACGTCAGGGCATACGGCCTGCAATGACGCCTGCATAATGTCGCACACGCGGTAAGAGCCCTCGTGCGCCGTTTTAATCGGTATTTCGCCAAAGATTTCATCATGCACGAGGATCAGCGGCCGGAAACCCCAAAGCGGCGAGGCCCTATCGGTGTAAGCCTCGTAACCGACACGCCAAGCGGCCTCTTTCGCCGCATAGGCGCCCAAATGCTGAAAGGTATGGTTAGCCGCATTCGTGAACGAAAGGCCCCCACGCGTATAGCCGGTGCCGGGCGTGGTAATGACGCCATGGCCTTCTTTGATGCCCGGTATCGAGCCCACCCAATCGAAATACGGTTTGATTTCCGGCCACGCCAGAAACCAATCTTCGCGAAGCTTGGCCGCGATTTCGAGGCAATCGGGGCATGTGGGTTTATCTAGCACCTTGCCGCGCCATTCCATTACCGCGGGCGCGCACCGCTCGTTTACGCCCGAGGCGACGCAAAACCGAAGGCCCTCTTTACGTTTTGCCAAAACGAGTTTGGGGGGCCCCATGCCGCCCGGAAAACCGAAATTACCGGCCTTGGCCATGAACCTAAAGCGGTATTCGGCCGAAGCCTTGTCTTCGCACCGCTTCTTAAACTCGTGTAGGGCCGTATCGCTAGAAATGTCAACGCCCGCCATCTTTGCGCCGAACTCGGTATGCAGCGCGCCGGGGTCGCCGGTTTCGTTGATTACCTCACGCATGCGGCTAAAGCCCACCGTCCAAAAGGTCGCCTGAGCCAACGTGCAGAGTTCTAGCGAGGGGTAATCGCACGAAAGGAACGCCCGGCCCGGCCTCGCCTTGATGCATTCGCGCGCATCGGGCGGCACAAGCTGTACGAGCCCCTCATAGCTACAACGCCCCGTGGCAATCAGCGGATTCGGGCGATCGTTGATGGCGTGAAGCAACCCACCCTTAAGCCAAGGTAGGTACGTGTCACGCATCTTATCGTTTCTGGCAAGCTCGGCCCACTTCACGAGGCGTTCGTTTTCTGAGCCTTCGAGCGTGTCTCGCTCGCATGAAATGCCATCGCCATCGGTAAGGGGCACGGTGCTAGCCAGCGCGAGCCCGGTTGAGTCGCACGCCTTACAGTTGACCGGCTTACCGGTCTTCTCACTGGCAACCTTGCCGGTGCCGCCGCACTTCGGGCATTTCGAGTTCGGATCGGTGCCGAAGGCTAAGGCCACTTCGCGCTTGATCGCCTTCGTGTTCTTCTTGCCCGCGTCTTTGCCCTCGGTCTTTATGAAGCCGCACGCCTGAAAGTAAGCGGCGCCCTCGGCATACAGCCGGGCTAGCTTGGCCTCGATCTTTTCAATGCGCTCGGCATCGGTGCGGAACCCCCACACACTGCCAAGGTGCATAACCCATGCGGCGCGGGCGTTGTGGGTTTGATGCGTGTGCGGCAAGAGGGGCGGCGCGGGCGCGAACTGAGCCGAGATCGGCCCGAGGTTTTGGCATGTCGTGCGCTGCACCTTGGCAACGTCATAGGTGTTCTTCGCATCATCTACCGGGTATTGCTTGGCGCTTTCCGGCCATTGCTCGATCGGGAGTGCGTCAAGCTCGCCGTATCTCAAACGATACTCATCGTTTTGTTTCGCATCGCGCCGGCCGAGATACAGCCACACGCAATTTTCAAGGCTGAAGCGGTTGGTTATCGGGCCGGTTTCGCCATGCTTTCGGAGCGGCGCCCCGTTGCGATCCAAAACCATGCCATCAAGCATTCGACCTTCGGCCACGGCGTCAAGCGCCGCGGCGATCTGCACGTCGAAGACTTCGCCGCGCCGGTATTTCTCGAAAACGAGCCTAAGAAGGCCGGGCTTCTCGGCCGCGATAACCGCCCAGTCGTAAGCGATATTTGCGCCGGCAATCACACGGCCGGGGGTCAAGAGCCCTTCAATGGTTTCGAGCGCTGAAGGGAACCGCTCTAACCAGCCTTGCGAGCCATCGAAGTAGCTACCGACAACGCCCTTAGGTGCGAGCGTGCCCGGCTCGATTTTGTAGGTTTCAGTATCGAAAGCGATCAGAGTGGGCATGCTAAAGAGTAACCGCGGGCGCCGCGCTTTTCGGCCTCGGGCCTAGCGGGCTAACGTGGCGCGTATGCTCATTGCCCGATATTTACGCCCGCGGTTACTCAAAAACGATCCACGGCTTCGCACCGTAGCGGGATCTCCCTCTTATTGTGAGGGTTCCTATCGCTTGTCCCTTTAAGCCGGCTTTCAAAGCGCGGCGGGCGGTAACGTGCCCTTACCCCCTCTTTAGACCGCTTGGCCGTTCGCCATCTTCGCGCGAGTCTCGCGCACGGTTTCGATGGTCTGACCGGGCACATGATGCCAGGTAATCGCCGTGAACGGCTTGTTCTCGCGCGTCTTAACGCCCGATGTGGTAGCGCGAACGCGCATGCCCACGGCCTCGCTAAGAAGCGTCTTCAAGGCGTTGCCCTTGGCGGTTTTGTCGGCCTCGGCGATCTGATCCATTGACTTACCTTCGGTCAAAAGAGCCTTCTTCTGATCGTCGCTAAGGCCCGGCATCGTGCCGCCTTCGAGCGCTTCGGCTACCGCCATGAGGTTAGGCAAGCCGTATTGACCGTCAAGGTCAACCACGTAAGCGCGTTCGGCGCCCTTGACCGGCGCGGTGGCCGTAGCGTCGATTGCCTTAGCGTCAAGAACGCGGAACTCAAACACGTAGCTAGTGCCCTTAAATCCGCCCTCGATCAGCTTCGCGTGTGAAATCAAAAACTCGGCCTCAATGCCCGGTTCAATGAACGGCTTACGCCCCGAGCTTGCCGAAGTGGTTGCAGCCTTACCGTAATCGAAACCCATATTTACCAACCTTTCACGTAGAGTTACTACACCGTATCCCGAAAGTGGGATAACACCTTTTAACCCCGTAAGGGGTATATTTCACGTCCAACGATTCGCCGAGGCTTGCCACCGCAACCGCCTGAAGTCTTCGCGGTGTTGACGCCATGAGCGCATATCGGCGCCGAGATCGGCCGGAAATGCCCACGCTAAGAACCGTTCGATCGCCCGTCGAATCATTCCAAATTCTCCCACCATCTATTATCGGTCGAAACCGGTTTTCTCAACTTGTCTTCGATGGCGTGGGTAAGGTCGATCGTCGCGTAACTGAGCTTTTGGGGGTTTTTCATCGTGTGGGTAACGTACCGCGCTCGCATTTGCGCCATGTCGAAGGCTCGGCGCATTTCTGGCGTGTGTAGGAAAACCTCGGCCGTAACCACATCGGCCCTTTGCCCGTCGCGATGCGTGCGGCCTAGCATTTGCTCCCAATCCTTATTCGTGCTCGGCGGTGTCGTGACTAGGTTGTCGCTCCACTTCTGAAGATTCGTACCTGTATTGTTCGCCTTGATACTGCACACGATGGTTCGATCGCCGCGCTCGTCAAGCTCGGGGCTCTTCTTGCCGCCGTCATACAGCGGGAGCCCGAGCCGCTCGGCAACCTTGGCGCCAAAATCATGATGCTCGAACCAGATAATGCCGAGGTTCTTACGGCCCCAATCGGCCGCGGCATCTACAAGGTATTCGGAAACCCACTTATAGCGGGTTTCGTGGAAAACCTGATCCTTGATATCGCGCCACGCGGCGAAGTGCTCCGAAGGCCACGAGGGCATAGGGCCGTTCTTGGCCTTGGGCGGCACTCGAACGCCCTCGTGCGTGTAGCCATCATGCCAGCGCACCGCGGCATTCCACAGGTTCAGCGGCTGATCGAGAAATTCGCGGCTGTACTTCAGTTTTTCGCGAACCTCTTTATTGTAAAGCTTGCGCTTGGCGAACCAATCTTTGATCAACGTGTCGGGTTCGCCGCGTGGGAAATTCCAATACGAATAGAAACCCGCGGCTAGCTGTCGCGCCCACATGGCCGCGGTTAGGGCATCTTGGCTTTCGTCGCCATCAGGGCGTTGACCGTTGCGCGTGGCCTCAATCAGATCTTGAAGGTTGCGCCCGTCGAAGCCGGGCAAAGGGTCTTTCGGCACGGGCGGCGCTTTGATTGCCGTGATTTCGAGGCCGCAACGAACGCTAGAGCCCGTGGTAACGATCACGCCGTGGGTATCGGCCACGCGACGCGCAAAACCCGCTTGCACGTTTTCGCCGGGATTGCAGAAATTCGCCAGCAAGCCCATAGGAGCCCGGTATTCGCCGGCATCAAGTGCAGCGGCCCAAGCATCAACAGTAGGTGGGTGCAGCGGTGTAGGCGATTGATCATCTAGGCATCGTTCCATTGTGTGGGAGAACTCTTTGATGCTTCGATCGGTGGGTGAGCCGCTGATCGCCACGAACCGGTTACAGCCGGCCTCGAAGGCGCGTTCTACGCGACGCCACCTAGGGCCCTTGTGGTTTTTCAGGTTGTGGCTTTCGTCAGCGATGATCAGATCCGGCATGCCATAGCGCGTAAGTATGTCGCTATTTTTCGGTAGCGAAAGCTCAGAATAGGTAATCACTACCAGTGTAGGCCGGCCATCGATAAATGTACCGTAATCGGCAAGGTTGGGAACCTTGAAGTGCGCCGACCATTGCGGGTAATCTTTCTCGAAGAACTGACGCTTAACGCGCGGCGGTATCAGAAGGATCGCCCGCTTCACGTCAGGTATCGCCATCGGCAACAGAATAGAAATGCCGGTCTTACCGAAGCCCACGCCTATGTTTCCGAAGAGCCCGGCAACGTCGCTCGCTTCTTCGAGGCTCCACCCTTGGATCGGCTTCAGCGATTTAATGCAGCCGGTGCCGGGCGTGCCGGGAATGCCCCACCGCCGATCGCAATCGCACTTCTCGTTATCGCGTTTAAGGTGGGCCGTCCAAGCGATGGCCGCGGCCGGATCATCAGGGTTCAGCGGCCGGCGAGGTAGCGCGGCCACGCGATCGAGATCCTTAGACCACCCAACCGGGGCGCCCCTGAAGGCGAATACCGCGCCCGCCGCGCCGCCCTCGGCTTGGGTGATAAGCCCGTCAGTCTTGGCGATGCCGTCAAGCATGCGCGCCGAGCGAGGGGGCGGCGCGGTTAGGGTGCTAAGGAAACTCACGTATGAGCAGCCCATGCTGGCGCCGTCCACAAATAATGCGAAGTCATCAAATCAGTATTGGGGTTTATGCTTGCGTTAGGTCTTTGTATTTTCAGATCGTCAGCTAAAGCCTCGAAGACACGCCTAGGTGAGCCTGATTCTTGCAAAAGAATAAACGAGGCCAACCAAGAAACGGCGAGATCCAGTTGATCCGGCAAAAACGAAAACTCTAAATAATTGTCGCGTTCGTGTATAAGATCAAAACGCCCGTAATCCCTAATAGGGTCAAAGCCGAGGGTCTTCAAAGCGGCTTTGCTCGGGTTATAGTAACTACTGTAATGATTGAAATGAGCACGCATTACCCGGTTAGTGTAAGGAACAATGCACAAACGTCCTATGCCGCCTTTTACTCTAAAGAGCACATGACGATCGCCACCGCCGCGGGCGGGCACCATGCCGCGACCCTCTAGCAGCGGGCCGAAAGCATCAATCAGAGACTGCTTACTTACCTCATAACCGTAGAAGTGCCCAGATCGGCTAACGGCCGTTTTTACGCACATTATTAGTGACCCCTCAAATCGTATTCGTGCCGACACTCTTTCGCGCCCGCGTTGAAAGCGTACTCGGCCAATCGCCGAGCCCGCGGGCCTTTGGCTATGATCTCTTCGGCGCCATCGCTACCGACAATCGCCAGCGTGAAGCCCTCGGCGCCGTAGCGGATAATACACCTAGCCTCGATAACGCTCGCTGAGTTCACGATTTCGAGATCCTTCACTTAGTCACCCTGATCGCAGAATAGCCGTGATTGTCGGTTTCGGTGACTACCTCGATCTTATCTTCGATTGCTTCGATTGCTTCGGCGATCCGTTCGAGCGCCTTAGCAGCATTCTCGAATGCGACAAGCGTGCGCGTATCAAACTCATCGGGCTCATAGACGTATTTGGGTGCTTTCATGCTATCGCCGCTCCTTTCATGTCTTCGGCCATCTTCTCAGCTTCAACCTCAAGCTCGCGCACTACTGCTTTCGCGTGACCGAGGGCCAGATCTGAAAGCGCCTGAGAGGGCTTCTCGGCATCGGCCAGCGCCGCCAACGAGTTCGCGAAGCATTGGAACAAGTGGGCCGAGATCGCCAGCCGCGCGACAAACGAGGCGGTTTTATCGGTCTTAGGATCTTGACACGGCGCCATGACGAATTCAGTCATGATATCGCGAAGCGCGTCAGAATACCTTTTCGTTTCCTCTTTTTGCGGCATTTCTACTTGAATCATTTTCGCCCCCGCGTGCCATCGGTTCGGGTTCGGTTATATGCGGCGCGCTCATCAGCGCTCACGATGCGATTAGGGTTAAAGCGCGCCGCCTTAGGCTTCTTCGCTGGCTTGGCTTGCTTGATGGCTTCTGCCCTCTGCTTTACGAACGTGACCGGCCCTAGCGACGTGACGGTAACCGGCCACCCTACGCGCGCCCTCATTTCATCACCCCACGCACGCCCATGCGGCGTTCAGCGTCCCACAACCGATCGGCCTCGTTATTGATTCGCATAAGCTCTTTTTGCTCTTCGGCCGAAAGGTAACCGTACTTCAGTGTCTCGGCTTTATAGGCGAAGACTCGGCAAAAGTGCCCGAAAATCGCGAGGCGGTAAGCTTGTTCGCGGTCTTCGCGCGTCGCCTCGCTAGCGAATGACTCGATCAAATCGGCGAATGCGTGTTTGATTTCCACGGCCCTTTGAACGGTAATCATCGCACACCCCCTCGCACGACCATTGCCGCCTTTGGCACGAGCGCCTCAATAATCGGATCGGCGAGTTCGCTTGACTGAATCGAAACGAGGCCTGAAGGCGGGCTCTTGAGCGCTTCGAGCGCTATAAGGGCTTTCCACCCGCCGAAGCCGAGATCGCTATTTTTGTGGCCAAGGCGCACGTCAGGCGCGCCGCCAGCCGTGGCCACTCGCTTGCACACATCGGCGATGTAGGGCTCAAGCGGCCGAGCTTGCGCGCATGAACAGTTAATCAAGAGCATGAGCGGCTCACCCTCTTTCGGTGCGGCCGGTGCCGGCTCGGTTTGCGCCGGATCGTAAGTAACGATCGCGGGGGCCTTCATAGGCGCGGCCGGCATTTCTGCCATAGCCGCGGCTTGGGGCGCCGTAACCACGGCCTCGCGCGCGGCTACCTCGGCTTTCGACGGGCGCCCGCGCTTGGGCTTGGGGGGCTCGATAGCCTCGGCAACGGCCACGGTAACCACGGGCGACGGGCTCACGGGCGGCGCTTGTACGATAGGTGCGGCAATCGTAGGGGGCGGTTGTACGGCTTGGCTGACAGGCTCGTCGGGCGCCAGAATGCTTTCGCCATCATCTTCGATCACGAGCTTGCGCTTAGGTGCCTCGGCCTTGGGGGCGGCGGGCGCCTGAACCGGAGCGGGGGCCTTCACGGGCGCCGAGGCGACGGGATCGCTATTCATGTCGCGCACGGTGGCATCGCTGGCCGTTTCGGCGAGCGCACCGCCACTCTTGAGCCGGAAAATTGGCCTAGAACCGATCACGCCCTCGAACACGCCCACGGGCCCACCCGGCAACATGTAAGCGCCACCCGGCACACACGCGCTTACAGGGATTTCTTTAAGCACGGGTGGGGTTGCGGCTGGCGCGCCTATGGTAACCGGCACGGTAACCGGCGCGCTTACGGCCGCGGGTGCGTTGATTTGTCCAAGAAGGCCCATGGGATTGATCCTTTCGATCGGCGAGGGTGTTTGATAATTAGCGGTTTCGATATTTCCGCGCAACGAACCGATAAAACGATTTTGTGGGCTATGAGCGCACACCCTAGCGAAATCGCACCCGCCGAAGGCGCCGCATGATTCGGTTTTGTAAGGCACATCGGGGGTTTTGCCGGGCTCGGCTACCGGGATCTTCGCAACCTCGGCCATTTCGGTATCGATGGTTTTCGCCATCGCGCCCCACCGCCGCAACACATCTTCGCGGGTGCTACGAAGGCTTACCGCCCTCGGGAAACGCCCGCCCGGCCCCTCGGTTTGGACATGGTGAAGCCGGAATTCAGCGGCGGGCGCGGTGGGGTCGCGGCACAAAACCGCATGCGCCGTGTAAATTATCTGTTGCGGATCGTTGGGCAACGTCTCTTCAGTATCCGCGTATTTGTCGAGTTCTTTTTTGAACTTGTGATCGATGATAACCGGCACCGTGCCGGGCACGTAGAAATCTTCAAAACCGCTGATTGCAATGCCCGCGGGCGTCTTCAACATTGGGATCAGGGCTTCTTCGACGAGCCCCAAACCGCCATTGAACGGCGCCGCGTAAAGGTAGGGCTCTAGCATCGAATCGCCCACATGCACGAGCGCGCCGCGCACGTCTTCGCCGGTCTTCAAGAAGTGCTCAAGTTGCTTATGGCACTTGTCGCCGAGCGCGGCCCCTTTGCCCATGGGCTTACGCGGGAGCTTTTCTTTTTTCTCGAAATGCCACTTAAGCGGGCAAAGCTGAAAGGTGTTTACTTGCGTTGCGCTAACGCACCGTAGCGAGCCATCAGGGTTCAGCGTGGAGCCGAACACGTCTTTACGGTCGTTACTCATCGCACGAACCCGCCGCGGGCCATTTGCGCGATCGCGGCTTCGATGCGAGCAAGATCACACTTCAGTTGCGCTTTAAGATTCAAAGCGTAGCCAATCGTCACACGGCTTTCGATCGACTCGAAGAGATCGGGCCCCAAATCGACGAGCGAAGAGCCCACACGCCCCTGATCATCAACGCCTATGACCTTAAACCGCCGCGGGCGCCGTTCGGCTAGCATCTTTTCGAGCACCACAACCCGCGCCGCAAGCAACATGCACGATGATCCCGCGTGCTCGGCGAGGCTCTTAGCGCGGTCTAGGTCGGTTTCGTATTTCACTTAGCCACCGTCGCGTAAATTCGCGCCTTCATAATCGAGTGTGACCCTACTTGCGTTTCGCGCGCCCACCGCAACAGAAATTCCACGTCTATTTTGTGAAAATCGTAATCGGCGATCGTAACCGTGCCGAGGCTGATTTGCTTTAGGGCCGTGCTGATCTTCTTCGCCGGCTGCACCTTTCGCGACGGTACCCGCATTTCCCAAGCGTGTTTATCGGCGAGCAATTCTGTATTAACCAAAAGCTCGCCGTTCCCCACTCTGAGCTTAGAGTTAGGCATCTTAGCCGCGGCCGGATCGCTCAAGAAACGGCACAAAAACTCTAGAACCGCCTCGGTAATGACCGTGCCAGCGAGTAGTCGATCCAGTGTGGCGGGCGGCACGTCAGACGCGATAAAGCGCTTTGTCTCGTCAACCGTGCGGTTCTCGCCAAGCCATAAGGCATGTTGGGCTATGCGATCGTCGCGCACCCATTCTTTGATGTAATTGTGCCCGCGCGACTGTCGAAAGCTTTCGAGGTATTTTGCCGCCTCATCGGTGGCGCCGATAATCAAAAGCCGCTCGGCAAGGGCCGCAATGTCTTCGCGTTCGAGTTCGGCGCCCGTGGCTATGACTGCGTTCGCATTGTTGGCCGCGATCATCAGGCGCACGTTGCCGGTCAAGGGAACGATCGGCATGAACTTACGGTTTAGATTGCGGTCAGAACTCCCGATCAGCTTGCGGATCTCATCAACGATCGTGTCAGTCTTCGGTAAGCCCTCATCGGCGAAAATCAGCGGGCACCTAGTCAGGGCATCGTTAAATGCCGTGCCTACCACATTGCGAAACTCGGTAGGCCCGCCCGTATGCCACAAGCGCGCGAGCCCGTCAGCTAAGACGTTCTTACCGATGCCCTTCGGCCCATGCCAGTAGAGGGCCGAGGCCGATTTTTCCAAGTCACTGACCGCGGCGATCCAATCTAAGAGCTTATCGCCACCGCCGAGCGCTAACCATTCGTGGATCTCGGCATCGTAGATAGGCCGAAGCGTTCGCCGAATGGGCGCCACCGCCTCATGAAACGTTTCGGTTTCGGGCTCGTAATAGCTTTCTTGCAGCGCCAGCGATGCGCTCACGCACCGCGCTACCTCGCCGTAATCGAGGCATATCGACATGAGGGGCCGCGGCTTTGAATTGCCGTTGGCATCTTCGGTCATGAGCGTAACCGGCGCCCGCGCCAAATCGCGCATCAAAGAGATCAAAAGATCCTCATCGCGAAGTGCGCTACGATAATAACCATTACAGAAAACCCAATTACCGCCATGGTGGCGAATGATCCACCGCTTACGAAAGCCCTCAAGCGTTGTGTGGTGCTTCTCGGCCCACGCTCGCACGCGGGCCTCATCGAAAGGGCCGGTGCCGTCGCTACCCCCGTTGCCCGCCTCATCGGGATCGCTTTCCGCACTTACGCGGCGCATGAACGCCTTGGCGATCTCGGTTTGCTCTTGCTTTCGCTGGCGCTCGCGATCCCACCGCTCCCACGCGCGCTCTAACTTGTCTCGCGCGATCGAAATCCAATCGCCGGCCTCGGGCGGATCCATTTGCGCGAGCGATGGCGTCATTATTTCGAGCATCGCGCCGATCGGCACATCGGGTATCGTGTAGGCAATGGCGCCCGCGGCCGATTGCACCGCGTTATCGCGCCCGCCCGAATCGGCCAGCTTCTCTTGATTGAGCACCCGGCGCACGAGGGCGTGCTTTTCGTCATGCCCGCGCGCGTAGGCACTGAGGCGCGAGCGAGCCCGATCCATATCGACGGGTTCGGTAGAAAGAACCCCCACCTTACTAGCCGGGGGCGGCATAGCCTCGCCGCGAGTCGCGGCCACGCCTAAGCTTGAGAGGAACGAGCCCGCGCCGGCCGGCGCCGAGGCCATGGGCCCCACGGGCTCTACCGCCTTGCCTTCGACATGGGCGAACATGTAAGCCGGCCCGCCATCGGGGCGTGAAGGGAAGTAGTAGAGCCTTACGAGATCTTTTGTGTTTTCATCGGCGCGAAACCCTAGGGCATTTTGCACCGCGTCGCGCGTGGGCTTTATCTCGGCTGGCGTCAATTCGCGCGTGACCGGTAGCACGATTCGCGCGCAATCGTCTTCGAGATCGGGGTTATGCGAGTGCGTGCTATGTAGTATCGCCGCGTAACCGGTTGCGTCGATTTTCAAGCATATGGCCTCAAGCTCGGCGCGCGTTACATGGTCAATATCGAAAACCAGACACCCCATGCCGATTACGTGGGAGTTCTTACGCCACCCTTTACCGTCAGGATCTTCGGTTTCATCGGTTACGGCCGGGCTCCACGCGGGCCCCTTGCGTGCGTCGCACTTGTTCGGGTTGCGTTGCCCGTTTTCGTCACGCTGAAGCGAGGCGCACGGCTGGCATTGCGTGATTCGAGGCTCTTTGAGCGCGTCGATCAGCTCGGCCCACGATACTTCGACGGTACGCGGGCGAGAATCGAAGTGATCGTTTAGTTGGGAAAGCCTCACTTAGCGCCCCAAGGCGTAAAGCGCGAGCGTTACGATCGCGGCGCACAGTATGGCGAAAGTTATTAAACCCCTCATTTGCCCACCTTACACGTAGGGCACCCGGCGCTATAAAAACCGATCATTTGATGCACATAGCACACCCATTTTACGGGTGGCGTTGACCTAAGCGGCGGTGTTCGATCCATTCGCGGCCCCTCGCGTGGTAGGTAGGTCTTAACCCGACTAGGGCGCACTTTCAACCGCCTCGCCCCCGCGACTGGCGTAACCCGTGAACGGCATGAATGGCCATTCGTTCGCCTGTATGAAGCCCACTACCTGATCGACGAGCGAGGCGAAATAATCGTCATGCCGGCTATCGCCTCGAAGCTGAAAATCCCAAACGTGG